AAGCACGCTGGTGCCGTAGCCAGATATTTCAGGCTGCACATCTTTGAATGTAACACCCTTGATTCTGTATGGCGTCTTAAGAACTGCGCTGTCACCAAGGGAATTAAAATACACCCTTCCGTCATACGAGAACTTTACAGTCCCCTCAATGGAGTCGAAGATTCCAGACTCTACTGAGTTCTTTTGTGCGACAAACACGAGCTTACCTTCTGTGTCAGAGGTGTAGATTTGTGCAAATCCAGAACCTTCTGCTCCAGAACCAACAGACACTCCTGTTGCATCAGCACCTTTGATTACAAGGTTAGGTGCGTCCATATTAAGCTCTGTTCTGTTTTGAGTCGTGATATGTTGCATAACGACACCGTTGTTCTTTGCGGGCATAAAGAACGGCACGCTACCTCTGTATCCAGCATAATTGATTTCTGAATATCTTACTCCAAACGAAACATCTGCTGCTATAACATTGTTTCCATGTGAGCTTTCAATGTCAGCTTTAACAATATCGATTCCAGGTGAGTTCTGGATTTTGATGTATGCAACAGCAGCTCCACCGCCATCGGGGATGGTGATATCTCTAATAGTGTTATCAGACGAACTATCAATCAAGATGTTTGGAACAGCAACAGCTGTATCTTCGACCATATTTGGATGGTCTATACACTCAACAAATCTGATGCGTGAGTTGCTAGTGTTCTTTAGAGCCAGAGACCCACCAACGCTTTTTACATTTTGTATATTTGAATTGGTGACTGTGTTTAGATAGACTGCGTAGTCATAAATCCCATCCCTTTTCATTACATATCCGTCAATGCCGTCTACATCAACATTTCTTAGGTAGCTTAGTGACATTCCAAACGACTTTGCTGACGCTGCGCTACAGTTTCTCATCTGGCCATTTGATGAATAGTTTAGTCCAAATGACGAGCTATACATATCTTTCAGCGCTGAGTGTGTGTCTACAAGATTAAAGTCGTTGCAATACAGGATATACGCAGCCCCGTGGAAGCCGACACCCTCTGTATCAATATGTCCAAACCCGCTCAATGATGCTGAAAAGTCAGAGAAGTAAACATTTTTCATCGACAGATATCCGCCTTTTCCAGATGCAAACTTTGCGGTAACTGTTGATGTGAAGGGAGCTTCTGTTGAGAAAATGATATTAGGAACTTTTATTCTTGCACCATTTGCAGGCACGCATGCTTCACCCTGATTAGGAGAGAATTGGATTGCCCCGTCTGACCATTTAAACACTCTGCCGACTCTTTCGTCGTCAGCAAACATATTGAAGTCTAGTGTTGTTGAGCCACCGGGATTGATGCAGTACCAAGGTTTGAATATGTTTGTACTCTCTCCAGTTTCAACCCATACGATATTCACAGGATGCTCTGTCTGCCAATGCTGAATCGACAAACCTCTTGTGCCGTCAGACGTAGCGATTTCAATCATCTTTCCACGCACATTAAACTGACCAAACGAAGACACTGTTATTGTCCCGCCTGATGCCATCTGCAGAACAAGACCATCATCTGTGTCGTTTACGACGTTACAAACACCGTCATTTACAGTGATGCTATCTACCGTTTGTCCGTTTAATGAAGTATCAAGAGTGAGAGTATCGCCATTATCAACTGTATAGCTGGCCATACTTGTCCTTTTGTTGTGTTTTAGACAAAAGTTGACTCGCAACTAGAGCCTATAACTTTGTGTCTTGAAAATTTTACCATAAGTAGTTGATGTTTCATATAGTAGAGAAGAAGGAGTAAGTGGTGGAGTTGACGGGGCTCGAACCCGTGACCTCGTGCGTGCAAGGCAAGCGCTCTCCCAACTGAGCTACAACCCCATATATGGTGGGCACTGGGGGACTCGAACCCAACCGACCGCCCCGTTATGAGCGGGGAGCTCTACCAACTGAGCTAAGTGCCCGAATATTCCGTGCGTGACTACCTGAGCTCATTGCTCGGTAGACAGAGGCAGCGGTGCTACTCTCAAGGCTCAAGCGCCTATTAGACTTGCCTTGAGCGACCTGCACTTCTGCAGGAGTTTTAATCAGGCAGGGGTTGAACCTGTTCAGCTGTATAGGTGCTCTAGAAACACCTGCTGCCTAATCTTTCCCTGATTTTGCCAGGCATGATTTGAACATGCGTTTCCTCGTTTGAGGTGTCCTTGGCCGCTAGACGACTGGCAGAAAGAATGGTACAAAATTGTACCTTATACAAAGCTTTTTTATCCTTGCATAGCAAGTTTTTTTTCTTGCTTTGTTGCTTTTACAAAACCTGAGAACCCGTTTCGAATGCAGCTTGCTTCTTGGATGTATGACATATAATTTGGAAGCTCATCTTTGTGTTTTTTGTCAAACTCAACAGCAAGATAGCGTGCACATTCTGTTGATTTGTCGCACCCAATGCCATGACACCTGCTCATGTCAAACATGAACATGCCGTGCATTACTTAACCACCTTCCAGTCTTTTGCTAGAATATCTGCTTGTGACGCTAGCCACGGAACAACATATCCTTGCGCTGTCTTCATGTCGATATGAGCATGATACTCAATCTCCGTTCCTTCTGGATAGATTCCTAGAAGCGGTGGACGGTTTACCTTAAATTTGCTACCTGGAACAAGAAACAGAAACATATCTTTCCCGTTCCACCCATCTCTTGCTACCTTCTCGCCGTTTTCAAGCATTTTGAGAGCCCATCCGAAAGACCCTTCTCCTACAAAAGTTCCTGCACTCATTTTTCTTCCTCCTTTACAATTCTATAGTTTTTGTTGAAATAGTTTTTGTTTACAAACCAAACATCAGCATATTGGTCTTGGTGCATTCTTCCTATTTCTCCGGCAAGATAGCCAACGTGTGCATCGTCTTCTTCTGATGCCAGCCACTTTTCGTCTTGCAAGGAAACGGATATGCACCTAAACTTGTTTCGCATATCCTCAAGCTCCTTTTTTGTTACGCTGAGCATCTTAACCTCTGTTGGGATTTTTTCAGCAACGATATATCTCATCACTTCACCTTGCTTGATTTTTTTGTCAGCTCAACATCTTTCATATATTGGCTGACTTTTTCTCTCATGGCGTCAACGATTACCTCGTCTATCTGCTCATGACCGTATTCTCTTGCACTCCTAAAGAACTCATCAACGATATACTCAATGTTATCGTCAACTACCTTCTCAATGTAGTCCATATGCTTCTCTCTGATTATGCGGACAACCTCTTTTTCTATCTCCCTAAAAATTGCTTGCTCAATTTCGCAATTTTCCATGTCTATGCTCAGTACAAAAGGTTGCAGTTTGTTTTTTCTACGGAAACAATCTCCACATCCACATTTCCAAAATTCTTCCTAGCAATGCTGATTGCCTTATCGATTGTTCTCGCCACTACCATAAATGTTGCTGATGCCGTATCTCCACTATCGTCATCATAGCTAATATCAATTTTCCACAGAGATTTGAACTTTTTTTTCATGATTTCCCCTTTTTTGAAGTATTTGTGGCTCCGGTGGCAGGACTCGAACCTGCGACATAGCGGTTAACAGCCGCTCGCTCTACCAGCTGAGCTACACCGGAATGGATGGGGTGGAGGGACTCGAACCCCCGAATAGCAGGACCAAAACCTGCGGCCTTACCGCTTGGCGACACCCCAGCTTATTATTCGGCTGTTGAGGCGGGCCTCCATGAGCATGGCGGATTCTGGGCGCTTATCTCCAGAACGGCTCTCCCCCTCGTAGCCTCGCAATATGTGGCCTATCAGTATAAAATGATAGGAAGACATAAAGCGATGTCATCTCTGACAGTTTGAATTGTAGCGAATATTTTTTTGTTTTGCAAGGGGTTTTGGCGTATTGTACGACTTTTTTGAGATGGAGCCGATGGTCAGATTCGAACTGACGACCTGCTGATTACAAATCAGCTGCTCTGGCCAACTGAGCTACACCGGCATGGTACGCCCGCCAAGATTCGAACTTGGGACCGTTCGCTTAGAAGGCGAATGCTCTATCCTGCTGAGCTACGGGCGCATAACTTGAACTATACCAAACAGAACTTTACGTGATACTTAAAAAATTAGCAATTATCTGAATTTGTGTCGTAGAATAGGAGGAGTCCAGCAATGTTAACCATCAAAAGCATAGTATTGAATTCCATCTGTATTTCCTTCTATCTTTTTTATATGGCGCAGCCGATGGGACTCGAACCCACGGCCTCCTGCGTGACAGGCAGGCGTTCTAACCATCTGAACTACGGCTGCCTAAAAGTATGGTGTTGTGTCGCAGTATTTGCCGTCGTGTTTTTCTTTTGAGGAGTTGTTGCATGAAGCGCATCCAACAATGTATCCGGCAAGGAATGACACAAACAGTAGTGAAACCATTATTGTTTCAACCATTTGTTCTCGCTTAATGAATGGTGCGGAAGGAGAGACTCGAACTCTCACGCACTAGTGCACCAGCTCCTAAGGCTGGCGTGTCTACCAATTCCACCACTTCCGCATTCTATGAAAAATTACCGATTGAATCCTCGACAGACTTAAGCACCATCTGTCTTATTTCTTCAAACTCTTCATCGGTTACTTTGGTTGATATCCCAGAAAGTATTCCAAACAGAGCTTCTTCAAGAATCAATTCAACAACAACAGGAATTAGTCTTTTTCTTTCTTCTGGTGTTGATGTCTCAAGTTGAAAAAGAGCTGTGTCTATATCGTCAGAGTCATATATTGATGATGCTATCAGTTCGCCGACTTCTTTTTTGTCAATCATCTTTGATTATGTCCATAATGGCAGCAGGTGTGGGATTCGAACCCACGGAGGTGTTACCCTCAACGGTTTTCAAGACCGCCGCTTTCGACCACTCAGCCAACCTGCTTTCGTGTTTTTTTTGTTAGAATGGTGCGGGCAGCAGGATTCGAACCTGCGACCACCTGGTCCCAAACCAGGTGCGCTACCAGACTGCGCTATACCCACGCTCTGTGCATAGCACAGACAGCAAGCTAACACGGAGAATTTTACCAGAAAAAAAATAAAAGTCAAGCTGTAAAGGACAAAAAATGGACTGGAGAAAAACAAGAGAATATAGAATTTGGAGGGCTGCCGTAATAAGAAGGGACAAAAGATGTGTTGTGTGCAATTCAATAAAAGGAAGAGTTGCTCATCATATAAATCATGCCTCTTATTTCAAGGAGCAGAGGTTTGATGCAAGCAATGGCGTGTGTTTGTGTAGCAAATGCCACATAGACTTCCATACGAACTTTAAACGTTCAACCAGAGAAAAGTGCACACGATACGACTTTGATAATTTCATGATGCTGATTTCTCACATGAAGAGCCGCATTTGCGACTCTTGAGCCTATGCAAGCTATTTAGCTGGCTAGCATAGTTGTGCAAAATCCTCGAAGCAGGAAATTAGGTCTTCTCTGTGCGCACCGCCTTCAACATAGTCGTGTTGGTTTGATGCAAAGAACGGCTCGACTAGAATGCACTTTGACTTTCCTCTACACAAAAATCCACCACCTCTTTCTTTTTTGGTCTTTGGTTTTGTGCCTCTAGGCTTATTCGGGAGTCTTTTTGTAAAAATATCCTCCATTATTTTTGCATACAGCATTCCTCCATTGGAAAATGCGCAATACAGAACCTCATGGCCATTAGCCATTGGGCTGCTTGCTGCGTTAAAATGAAGAGAAATACTTATATCTGCACCCCACTCGTCAATTTCTTTATGCAGAGCCTTCATCTTTGCGCCATATCCACCTGGAATCTCTGGCCTGTGAAAAATTCTACACTGAACTCTTCCTGTTGCTTCCATCCTGTTTTTAAGAATAGGTGCGAGCTCATTCCAAAATTTAAACTCTGGGATGCCCATGTCGCCATATGCTCCAGGTGCAGATGGTCTATGTCCGACTACAAGTGCTATTTTTTTCATCTATCTTTTCCTTTCTTTGTGATTTATTGCCTGCTAACTGCTGCAACAAGGCTAGCATGCCTAGTATGTTCCCTATTAAGCTTGTCTTGTAATGCCCGCTCTAGAACCATTCTCTCAAGTGTTGAGTCGTCAACATTTTTCAACTGTTTAGCTTTGCGTATCTCTGTGTTGCTTAACGACCTGGCGCCACCTGCTAGCGCTCCTGACACAAGCGCACCAAGTCCTCCAATAGCAGCCGCAGCTATTGGGTCTCTTGTTGCAGCAAGAGCAGCCAGCCCACCCAATCCACCACCTAGCAATCCACCTTTTGCTGCTGACACCAAAGCTGAATGCTCAGGAAGAGACGCATTATGATTAATGAGTTCTCTAGCTCTCTTGGTCCTGTCTTTTTTTGTTGAATACATAGCGTCAATTTCAGCCTCCGAAAGCGGGTCAGCTGCATAGTCGCCATTAAAAAATGCTGCAGTTTTTTGTGTCATTGCTTGCTCCTGGTGTATATTTTGACTGCATACAACTACGGCATCATTTTACCAGAAATTACTATCAACAAAAACAGTTTAAATTTAGTGATAAAAATTAACAAAAATGCGGCATATATATACGAGGCTGAAATTAGCCTCATGTATGTATGCTGCGTAATATTGCGGTGATAAAAATCGCAAAAAACGTGGCATATATATATGAGGCTAAATAATAGCCTCCACCAGGGCGTTGAATGAAGAGCCTTGGTGAGTTGCCGCGAAAGCGGCTTCCCTTCTCCACTGTACGCCAGAGCAGTGGAGCTACACCTAAGGAGGTGAACCATGGCAAAAGCGATTACAGTCGGAACAAAAATCCTCTGGACGGACATTGACGGCTTTGTCCACGGCAGTAGAGAGGAGGCTATCGAGGCCTCCCGCGCCATCCTCGGGCTCGACTAATCTCGACTAATGAGTTGCGCCAGCAGCGGGCGCAAATAAATACGCTGCATGGCACGCCTCTTGTGAGGCTGTGGCTACAAGGTCTCTGCGGAGCTCTTGTAGGCACACTGAATCAACGGTGCCTGCGCCAACGCTAAAGGCCGTCCTGCTCTATGGGCGCGTTGGAAGAGAGGAGCATTCCCGGCTCAGACAGGGGAAAGGCTGAAAATGCTGGAAATCGACGTGAAAAAAGTAGGTATTGAGAATGCAATAAAGGAGGCAGCGAAAGCACGTGGATTTGAAATCCGCGACCTCCATAATGGAGGAAGTGGCTATCAGGAAGTAGTTGGTGCTTGGAAACTCGACAACGGCGATTTTTCAGTCGCAACTAAGCACCCAATATATTGCCTTAACCGCTTCGAGAAGACGCGCAGCGGATGGGCTCTCTCTACATACTCAAACGCTGGCCTCATAAACAGAGGCAATTATAGCGGGCTCAAAAGGCCTGAGAAACTTTATCTCTTCGACAACAAGAAAGAGATGAGCAAGTTTCTGGATGACTGCCTCATGTAGTCGCCCACTATAAGGAGGAGGGAACATGAGCTTTATATATAAAAACGCCAAGGTAGCTGAAATCGGTGGCAACCGCGCCTGGGTTTTGATTAGAATGATGTCTGACAGTGGACATAAGCTGTTCGTCGATAAGGAGAACAACACAGTCAACTTGAAGACAGCCGCCGCAAAAGAAGAGCTCAAAAGGCTCATTGCCGAATAGAGCTCACGCCTGGCCAGCAGGCGCAAAATAACTGGTTTCACTGCACCCTTCCTGTGTTACACAGGCAAGCAGTCGATTTTGTCGATTGTTTGCTTTGTGCGATACGGGAAGGGTGTTGTAGGTTGTTTTTTTAGGGTAGATGAGGCGCCGAACAAATGGCCTTATGTAAGAAGACTGGAGGTACATATTATGTTCATCGACACAGGAAAGTTCAGTGCAATCTGGAGCGAAAAGCTCCTTGCAAAATGTGATGCAGAACTTGTAAACATGACCGCTCCTATCACCGTTGAGTGTGACGAGTGCGGAATTTCAAGTGCGTATGTGTCCAGAATTACTCCTGTCTACGCTGGCAGGAGGCTTGCTGGATGGGATGTAGAGCTGTATGTTGAGCTCGAAAATGGAGCAAAAACAACTGATGTCATTCGTGTGAAAAAGGAGGACTGAAATGAGCCCAGAAACATATATCAAGTCATTAGGGAGGATAAACGGTGGCGAAGAAATTTCGTCTATTACTGTCGGTGATACGCTATATCACCCATGCTCAATCGACATAATTGAGTTTACTGTTACAGCAGTAATCACGACAGAGCATGGGGTATCATTTCAGGCGAAGTCAAAGCATGATGTTGGGGCATGCAGAAAAGTTGAGGTTCTTTTGTCTTCAGACAAGTTTGGAAAACTGTTCTACTCAGACTTATTGACTGACTGTGAATATGAAGATGGCCTTTGGGACTTTGTTGAGGGCAGATATTTCCTAAGCAAAGAGCTTGCAAGAATGCATTTTTACAAAATACAAAGGGAGCTCATCAACCAAAAGGTTGACCACTTTAAAAGAATGTATGAGCAGGCGAAATACGACCTTGAAAGGGTTGATAAAATCCTTCAAGAGTGCATGGAGGTTGAAAATGAAAAATAAAATAGCTGATACAGTATATTTAGTTGCCATGAATTTGGCAAAAATAAATAGGCCAGCAGCAAATGCTGTTGCAAAGCTTGCCCGTAGAATAAGGGGGATTTGATGAATAAAAAGTCGGTACAAGATAACTTGCTGCCACTAATGGATGATTATGTAGTTGATGATGTTTCAGAAAGTTGCAACAACAAGAAAAAGAGGACCAAAAAAGCATCTGCTAAGTGTGCGTACTGCGGTAAGCCATTAACAGACCCTGTCTCTGTTGAGGCAGGAGTGGGACCAGTGTGTCTGCATAGACACTTTGAGCATGGACAGAGAGACTATAAAAGCAACCTATTCATGCAATACCCATACAGAATGATGCCATCTTATAACATTGAGTGGCTCGATAATGATATTGTTATCATTTACGACAAGGACGATTGCGAGGAATGCCCTTCTGTAACAAACGCTATCGAGGCTATTTGTGAAGTCGAAAAAATTGATTTCACTGAGAAGATTGTAATTTGTTATGGAACAGATGGAATTTTCGCTAGGTACAACGGTGTATGGAGCTTTGCCGGAAAAAGCATTGATGATGTAAAAAATAAATACATAAAAGGATGAGAAGATGACAGAAAAAGGCAGACTATACGAAGATTTGATAAATGAGGCTCGTTACCTAAAATCTCTTGCAAAATCATTCAGAGACACAGGCAACATAATCATGTACGAAAACCTTAACGACTGTGCAAATTCAATAGAAATCACTCAAAAGTTACTTGTTGAGGCTGATGCAAAAGAACTTGACGAGAGGCTACAGCAAGTTCACGAGTCTGGCGCAGCTATTTTTGAAGCTATTATGCATACATCGAAAAACGAGTGTACGCCATGATTAAAAAAGTCCTTGTTCTAATTGCGCTCGTTGCCTCTATTTTAAGCGCGTCAGATTACAGTGTCGAAAAACTAACAGATGCTCAAAAAAGCACAATGCTACATATCTACGAAGCAGGCAAAAAGTTTGACCTTGGACTTACTCTTGCTGCTATAGCGTGGCAGGAATCTCAACTTGGCGCACATCCAATTAACCTTTCAGACCCAAGCTGTGGAGTGTTTCACGTAATGCCATCATCCTTAATCAGGCGGCTACCGTTAAAGAACAACGCATGGAATAGGAGCAGGCTTTGTGAGAGGCTAATTAGTGACCTCGATTTTTCGGTGTCAGCAGCCCTCATGGAGCTTAAGTATTGGCAAAACTACTGGAGGGTAAGGCTGAAACAAAAAAATGTATGGAAGCACATGGTTGCCTCATATAATGGAGGGTTTGCCGCAGGCCCTAATTCTAATTATGTTAAGGTTATAGCAAAAAAAGTTCGAATCGTTGAACAAATTTTAAGGGAGATGAAAAATGACAGAAATGCTTGTAAACTTGACGTGCCACGAGGTCAGAGACCTAGATAGTGGTTTTGTTGCAGGTCCTGCTAGATATGAAGACGTGTTGCGTCTACAGCGTGCTAGCAGGCCAGTAAAAAAGGTGATGGACTCGTACATTTATGAGCCTGTGGAGGAACTTGTTGGAAATATTCCTCCAAAGAAAGACGGTGTTTACTATATCGTTTCAAAAAAAGTAGCGGAATACATTGCAAGGTCGCATGAGTATTCTGATAGAGATGATTTTGTATACCCAACAAATATCGAACATCAAAATGAAGATAGTGTAATGTTTGATGGGTATGGTGAAATCGTTAAGGATTCAAAAGGGAATCCTGTAACGCACAAAATCAAGAAGGTAAAGGGGTGCCATGGCTTCGAGACCCTTGCGAAAGTGAGCAAACAATGAGATATTTTATTGCTGCTTTTATAATGATGTCACCTGTGTTTGTCGTTACATATTTTGATATGGAAAAGATGGCAGAAAAACACGAACTTGAGAAGAAAATAAAGGAGGTTGTGAATGAAAGTGAAGGTTGTATTTGGAAAAGAGAAAAAGGTAAAAGTGAATCCGACGGACCTTTTATCTGCATCATTGCAGGAGGTACTGAGCGATAAAATAGGCAGGGATATCCCGGCGAGTAGCATCGTCAGCTTTGATGGAACAACTGCTGTAGTAGTTGACGGAGAGGAGAAATTCCTTGATATCGATGAGAACGACCTGATTGACCAATCAATCAAGGATGTGGTTAAAAAAACACTCAAAACTAGAAAGAAGTTCGATGTTGCAGTAGTAAAAAACTGAAAAGTGGGGGCAGAAAAAAACTCTCTGTTGACAAATTTCTCATGGAGCTCGCTGCGCTGAATCGTGAGCTTGATGAGAAAGGCCCATCTGAGAGCCTCTACCTTCGTGCTGATGCGTTGCTAGAGGCTGCCCCCATAGAGAATTACATCAGCCCGGACATTTATCTGTTCGGAAAAAGGAAGAGCAGGAAGAGGAGGAAAAAGTGAGCGACAAAGCGATTATGATTCTAATCACATTTGCAATTGTTGTTGCTGCGCTGATAGCAAACGCACAGCTAGAAGCCGTAAAGAGCTTTGATATAAATGTAACAAAGATGAATGCAAATTGTGATGGCATAGACATAAGAAATTTTAAAGGAGTAGAGGAGTGTGCAAATGAGCTTGGAGTACGATAACTATAATGAGTCATATGTTACTGTTGCCGAGAGGCTAAAGGAATTTGTCGAGAAATGGATGCCGCAGGGATACTTCATGAAGACCATCCCTAGCCATTTCTCTATTGAGACGGCAGGCGGGGTGGTGAGAGGCGTAGTATTTGAGGCGCAGGTTTTCAAAAGAGATAGCGATGGTGCCGAACACTTCGTGTGCAATGGATTTGCAGAGGAGAGGGATGATGCATCAGAGTTCAACAAGTGGAACTACTTTGAAACTGCAGAGACATCTGCAAGAGGACGTGCTCTCGGAGCGCTAGGAATCGGTCTTAATGGCTCAATCGCAACAAAGGACGAGATTAGCCACCGTGAAAAAATAGTTGCCGCTGCCAAAGCAAAGAAGCCATCAAAAATGAGAATAAAAGAGGAGGACACCGAGGACACGCTTAGGAGGCTAAAGCTGCAATATGTGGTTGATTCTGGCTCATTTATTGTCGATGCAGAATCTGTTGGAAAGAAAACTGCAGATGTGCTAAAGAGAAAGGGCTTCGTGTGCCAAGATGGAAAATGGATTAAGGAGGAATAGATGGAAAAGTCATCTTTTTCTGTAGTAGACAACATGGTCAACTCATACAACATTTACTATGACAAAGATGCTTTACATGGAGCTGGATATGCGTCAATCGGAAAATACATACATGACGTATACGATGGAAATCCGTGGATGAGTGAGGGTGACGGCATTGTTGATAGAATTGAAAAATCTCACGAGATTGACTATCTTGGAGCAGATATCGATTCTGTATATTTCTATGATTTGTAAAAAAGGAGAACAGGTATGAGTCGGATTCAAGATTTGATGCAAGCAGCTTTTTTGAAGGAGCAGAAAGAAACAAAATCTGACCGTATGACTTTTGATGGTCATACAGCGCGCATCGGAGCATCTGATGTAGCCGGTTGCGCTAGAAAAACTGCATACAACATCTTGTATGGAGAGCCGGAGCCAACATTGGAAAATTTCATACGTATGCGCAAGGGCAATGTGGCTGAGGGTGTTGTTGAGTCTCGATTTGAGATTGCTGGAATCAACTTTGAAAGACAGGGAGAATATTTAGGCGAAACGATAATGAATTTCATATTGGTTCACCCAGATATTTTGATAGAAGTTAATGCTCCGTTTACTAGAAAAGACCCACTTCCAGAAGCCGTTGAGCTTATTGAAAGCGCAAAAAAGAGTGGCAAGAAGTTTATTCTCATCGAGATAAAAACAACCAACGCCATTCCAAAAGTGCCACATGACTATTGGGTGCGGCAGGTGTGTCTACAGACTAAATATATCGCTGCAGAAAAGGGAGTGCAGCCTGAAGAAATTGACGCAAAAGTGCTGGCGCTTGAGCTGAACGACGGAGGAAATAAAGTCTTCGATATCGAGTACAGCGAGGCAGAAGCTATGCTTGCAGAAGAGGATGCTCTTGCGCTCGTGAATGTCGTCGAGGATTACATTCAGTGGCAGAACGGAGAGAAAGACTCGATGGAATTCAGCGTGAACGACGTCCCACGCAATGTCGGGAACATCTGCTCAGTGTGTCCGTGGGCATTTAATTGCCTTGGGAAAGGGGAGGTGAAAGAGCTTCCTGATGACATTGCTGAAGAGGCCGTAGAGTACCGAGAATTCAAGGATATTGAGAAGAACGCCAAGAAACTCGGAGAAGATGTTAAAAAATTTATGCTAAAATCTGGCGTATCGAAGGCTAAAAAGAAAGGCGTTACAGTCACGCTTCGTGGTGGCAATAAGAAGGTAGAGGTTGACACAAGCAAGTATACTGACCAAGAGCTTCTTGAGTTAGCACGCCTAAACCCTTCATACGTTATGCCAAACAAAAAAGAGTTAGCGAAGTTGATTAACTCAAAGCTTCCAGACGACAAGAAATGGATAATCGAAGGGAAGACCGTTGAGACAACAACCAACATCTCGCTAATTGTCAACTGGGACAAAAAGGGGAAATAATGGCACAGGTTAGGTTTGTGAAGTCGCCTTATACGGCAAACTTCACAATGGTTCACAACGACATCATCAGGGACAACTCAATCACTGACAAGGCTCGCGGATTGTTTTTGCGTATCTGGATGCTATCTAATATAGATAACGGATACATAACAATCGAAGGTCTCGTTAAAGGAACAAAAGGAGGTAAAAAATCTGTAAACTCTGCACTTGATGAGTTGATTGAGGCAGGGTATGTTAAAAAGGTGAAACTCCAAAGAACCGCAGAACAGCAGAATCTTTGGTATGAGTATCATCTACGGGATAGCTTGAGCCTGCAGTTTCCTGATGACACTTGCGAAGACCCGATGTGCCAAAACGAGCAAACGGGTTCAGACCCGATGTGCCAAAAGGCGATATCGCCTAACGGCACACATAAAAGTAATATATATAATAAAAGTACAAATAGTGTTGACCCTTCTGGGCCAACGCAAGCAGGAGAGGAGGAAAGAGGAAGTCTAAAAGAAAAGGTGTACTCTGATGAAAAATATAAAGATGCTCTTGCATTAGCTGAAAAGCTGAGAGAGTATATAGAGACAAGTCTAGAAAGACACAGAAAACCATCAGAGGCATCATTTTTAAAATGGGTTGTAGAAATAGAGCGACTAATCAGAATTGACGGCGTATCTCCAGATGACGTAAACAGAATCCTTGAGTGGATTTTTACAAACCCAGCAGGGATGTTCTGGAGGCCAAACATACAAAGCGGCAAAAAGCTGCGGCAACATTTCCCAAGGCTATGGGAGGAGATGAAGCGTTCTGAGGAGCCTACAAGAAGCGAAATGGTTGACTTTCTGTTGCACAAGTATGGAAAAGACCAACCATTCTTTAGGTACAAAAGAAAAAACACTGGCGAGGTCGTGTCTCTATGTCTACATGGAGAGCCACCGCTACTGTATGATTACGAGAGAGGAAACAAGATAGACGGAAAGGAGGCAAAGATAGTATGGCAAATGCTAATCAAGGCAAGAACAGAAAGGCTTATATGAAAAAGGTGTCAATGTTCTTTTCCTATAGAAACGGGATACATAGCCACATTGTAAAAGACTCGGCACGCGATGCTGCTAGCGAAATCATCGAGCACGCCATTGAGAACGAGGAAAGCGTCACTATAGGGCATGTATACATTGATGGAGAAAGGTGTAAATTTTTCTCTGATGAAGACGAGGTTGTTAGGAGTACAGCAGAGAAAGAGATTGCTGATATAATCCTAAGACCAAGCAGTGTTGACTGCACCACATTCGTTGAGTTTGACAGTGGAACGTGGGCTTCAATCGAGAAAGTTTTTGTTAACTGCGGAAAGGAGGAAGCATAATGGCAATAAAAGGTCCCTCAATAAGGATTCCTGCATCAAATGGAAAGCATCTTGTTATTACAGGAATCATATCTGTAAAGGCGGCACAGGCTCTTGATGCGTACCTGCTTGAGTATGATGGCGTAAAGTTCTATTTGAGCCAGAATGACATCATGACAATATCAACACTAATTGCATCGTCCAGGGGTGGAGATGTGGAGCTTGAGAAAGCAAAGGCAAACGTATCAATCGTCGAGGGAGCAAACGTAATCTTGTCAGACGACTCAAAAAGTATGGTTGTCAAAATAGGCAAGGATGCTACTAGAAACATCCAGCGGCTCGTCGATGCACTTGTTACTGCTACTCTTACAAAGTGCGCAATGGTGAATAAGATATGAGTGGCAAGCTGGCACCGACAGCAATTGAACATTCAATTGCGTCTACCGTAATGTTCGATGTCAGACGAGTGGCAGATGTCATGGGAAAGTTGATGCCAAATCACTTTTTCGATGATAACTGTAGAAAAATATATGAGGAGGCAATCACAGCGTATGCCTCAAAACAACCGTTCAACGAGCTTGTAGCAGTAGCAAAAAGCGGGCTGCCAGAGGCAGTTGTTCTTGACATAACCGCAAACAACCCGCCGCTATCAAGGGATGCGATGGTGTCTGCTGCAGAGGTCGTGATAGAGTCGTTCGGAAGGCGCGAAGCAATAAAGCGTCTGGATGAAGTCAAGCAAAAGCTCATGAACGGCGAAGACGTAACAGCAGACGAACTGAAGGTTCCAGATATATCCACAAAAACTCCAATAGAATCCAACATGGAGATTGTGGAGAGAATGGAGAAGATGATACAAAATCCAATCATTGACCACGGCACAGGAATAGCCGAACTTGACAATATGGTTAACATAGCGCCAGGCTCACTAATTGTGGTTGCTGCAAGGCCATCTATGGGGAAGACGGGATTCATTGCCACAGTCCAATGGCACCTTCTTAAAAAAAGAGAGGGCTCATTGTTCTTCTCGCTTGAAATGCCATCTGAAGCAATCATGACAAGATTGATAGCTAACGAGGCAGAAATCCCAGTATCAGAAATAAAAAGAGGCGAAATAAGCGACTTTGATGCCTATAAGCGGGCAAGGGATAAGATAGCGAATGCCAGCAACTATTTTATCGTTGACAGCAGTGTTACTGAGACTGACATCTTCAACCTATCCATGGCGATAAAGCGTGAGCACCCAAGTGTTAAAAACATTTTTGTTGACCACTTGACATACATCAAGAAGAGTTCAACTGCAGACAAGAATATGCATTTGTGGGTTAGCGGCGTCACAAAGACTCTCAAGCGACTGGCAAAGGAACTTGACGTCAAAGTATGGCTACTGTCTCAGCTGAGCCGCTCAATAGAGAGTAGGCCGAATAAAAGACCTCAGCTATCTGACCTCAGGGAGTCTGGGGCGATAGAAGAGGATGCCGATGTTGTAATTGGCCTCTACAGGCCATCGTATTACAAATCAAGGGAAACCGGCGAAAAAGAGCCGCCAGTGAATGACGCAGAGCTTATCGTGTTGAAAAACAGGGACGGTATGACCGGGACAGCTCATACACATTTTGTGTCGCCTAGCGTCAAGTTCACAGATAGGCCAGCATCGTCATACCCAGTTGATGTTGTGACGTACACAGAGGATACTCTTGATGATGTCATGATTGACATGCCTGTTGTATAGGTGCTTCTGATGGTTCAGTATGAATTGTATGTGCCGCTATACAAGGTTAACGAATTCAAAGAGTGGCTCAGCAATCATAAGGAGTTTGCTGACGACATAGAAAAAGCGGCCTCCGTATTTATGTACGGAGAGAATGAAGACCACAACAAAAACAAAGACGAAGCAGAACCAAGAAAGGAGGAAACAAATGAAGTAGATAGGGAGGAAAAAAAGAGAGAAGCGTTTAAGAATGTGTTCTCTAAAAAATTCGATTTACAGTCTTTTTACGAATCAACCGAACTCGCCTGGTATATTGCGAGAAACAAAAACGGAGAGACAGTGTATGTAGTCGAAGCGATTGGGTGCGTTGGATGCAAGAAGGCCGTATTTAAAAACGGAGATATTGCATTAGAGTTCCTGTCGTTTCTAAACAGAAAGCACATGAAAGGAAGAGAATGAAAATAAATGGAGTTTCTATCGAAAACTGCGAAATTGAGTCTCTTGCGGAGCTGCATTCCGTGATTGGCAGAAACATGAAACTTGTAACGGAAAAAACAGGCAAGAAGCCTGATTATCTTGTTGTAACAGAGGAGCAGGCAGAAACAATATCGACATTTGACAGCAGTAGAATTAAAAAGAAAGGTGGCGAGTTGAAGAAGGTTGATGGCATGAGCGTCATTGTGACGCCCAATGCGTTTAGCTGTTGATAAGCTCGTCAAAACCTTTACCAGGCTTGAAGCGGACAATGTTTTTTGAGACTTTGTACTCTTTGCCATGCAGTTTGCTTGTTCTGTTGAATGGCTTCACTGTAAAGCTTCCAAAATTGACGATTGTCACGGAGCCTTTCTTTGATGCAATCTCTTTGATGGAATCTGTGACTGCTTTTACGGCCTTTGCCGCTTCAGTCTTTGAGCATCCAAGTTTGCTCTGAACCTCTGTGATAAGCTGCTGACTCATATTTAACTCCTTGTTTAGATTTTGCGTCAAGCAGCGTCATTATATCAAAAAAAACCCTACAAAAGGAAAAGAAGATGAAAAATTACTATTCAAGAGTAGCCGTATCAGGAGTAGAGTTCCAAGCCATATCTCCTGACGACATTGTAAAAAGAATGTCTGACTATATGAAGGAGTTGTATTCAACAACAGCCAGAGAGGACCTGGAGAAGATGCTCGAACTCTACTGCATGATGTCAATGTTGTACCAGAAGGCGGCAGTTGGCAAAAACATGTACCCTGACAGCGTTACCTCAGCACGTGATTATATGGATGCTATGGAGTACTCCAAAGACACGATGACTGAGGCTACAGCAATGGTAAATGACCTATTCAAGGAGCATTACGGAAGCGTTGTTAATGACCAGTTTGCATCATCAATTATGGGCGAGATTACAGAGGGGAATTATTCCAATGATGATATAATTCCGTTCGTCAAGCTTAAAATGCCTAGAAAAGGCAAAAAGGAGAAACATCGATGAGCAAAAATGTTGATTTGGTTGAAAAAGCAATAAAGGTTGGAGAGTATATTCGAAGAGAGTTAGGTGACTACAAGGCAGCAAATGAGTTCATTATGGACTACATTGCTGTCGCGGCTGGAAGGAAAGAGTATAGCGGTGGTGAACTGTCTGTTACAAAAAGGGATGGTAACAAAGAGCCTATGCTCGTTGAGAAGGCACTCGAAAAAGCAAAGGATGCATGCGATGGCATAGACAATGTAAATCCGTATGAGCTGATTCTCGATTCTAAAATCTCATGGACAAACGGGATGCCAACCACTGCTGTCCATGCCACAATGAAGAAGGCGGCAGAGGACAAAATCGATGTGGTGGCACCCAACTGGACATTTGTGGCTGCGCGATTGGAGTTAATGGAACTGTATCACAATGTTGGAAAGCTGTATATGAACAAGAAGGGCCAGAAATACCCTTCGTTCCGTCAATACGTAGAAATGGCTGAATCTACAGGGAAGTTTCACGATTTCTGGAAAGACTATGACATCGACGAAATCGATAAGCATATTGCACCAGAGAGAGACAATCAATTTACGTATCTTGGAATAAAAATGCTTGAGGACAGATACCTTCTTCGCTCAAGCGACAATAAAATCGTAGAGCTTCCACAGCATATGTTCATGGCTGTTGCAATGTTCCTTGCGCACAAAGAGCATGACAAAATGAAGTGGGCGCTGAAGTTCTATGAAATGCTGTCAAAATTCTACGTAATGGCAGCCACACCAACATTGTCGAATGCAAGAACCAAGAGGCATCAACTGTCAAGCTGTTTTGTTGGCTCAAATGATGACTCGCTTGAAGGAATTTTCGATGGATACAAAGAGAAAGCCTTCTTGTCAAAATTTGGAGGCGGCGTAGGGTGGGACTGGTCACAGGTCCGAGCTACTGGCTCATCAATTGACAGATACAAGGATGTGGCTAGAGGTGTTGTGCCATTCATAAAGATTGATAACGATACAGCGCTAGCCGTGGACCAGCTAGGCACACGGAAAGGCGCGTTCGCTGATTATATTCAGGATTGGCACCTTGATATCTCAAAATTTCTGCAAACCAGAGACGCTGGAGGAGAAGAGAGAAACAAGGCATTCGATATCTTCCCTGCAATCTGGGTTTCAGACGAGTTCATGCGCCGAGAAGCTAATGACGAGATGTGGACGCTATTTGACCCATATGATGTCCCTCATCTCAATGAGCTTTATGGCGACGAATTTACAGAAGCGTATATTAAGGCAGAAAAAGACCCATCCATAAGAAAGTCTAGAGTGAGAGCAAGAGAAATCTTCTCTCAGATGATGATATATGCAGCACGACATGGAGTGCCGTTTGTTGGATTTAAGGATACAGCAAACAGGGAGAACAAGAACAAGCATACAGGCGTAATCCGCTCAAGCAATTTGTGCACAGAGATTTTCCAAACAACTGAGCCAGATAGAAATATGGTGGACATCTATCTAGATGACAAAGAAGACCCGCAGATTCAGTTAAGCGAGTTCGAATACATTGAAACCGATTCTGGCAAAAAGATGTCTAAATACGTCGAGCTTGGCGATGTCGTAGACGGCAAGAAGGTTACGAGAATAGAATCGTACAGAAAAGAAGGTAGGACTGCTATATGCAACCTTGCGTCCATTAACCTACCTAAAGTTACGCGGCTTACAGATGACGAGTTTTACGATGTTGTATATACTGCAATCAGAATGCTTGATAACGTAATTGATTGCAATTTGTATCCTCTCAAAAAGGTCGAAAGGACGGCAAAGCTTACAAGGGCAATAGGCCTTGGAGTAATGGGAGAAGCAGAGGACATTGCAACAAGGCATATCATGTTTGGCTCAAAGGAGCATGAGGACTACATTAATGAGGTGTACTCAAAATTTAGAGACGCATCTGTAAAGGCGTCTCAACTTCTTGCAGAGGAAAAAGGCGCATATCCAGAGTACAATGGGTCGGAATGGGAAAAGCCAATGCGCAATGCGTATATCAATGCGATTGCTCCTACATCATCCATTGCTTTGATTACAGGGACAACATCGACGATAGAGCCTGTGTATAAGCGCAAGTGGAATGAGGAGAACGCTGGAGGCTCAATCCCAGTAACGGCTCCAAAGATTGATGTGGAAAACTACAAATACTATGTTACTGCTTATGGCGTTGACCAAGAGGATTCCGTAAGGATGAATGGCCTTAGGTCTAAATACATAGACCAAGGAATTTCTTTCAACCTGTTTATAGACCCAACCAAGGTTACGCATGTATCACAACTCGCAAACCTGTATAGGTCTGCTTGGATGAATGGGCTTAAGTCTGTCTATTATGTACGGTCTCAAGCACCGGACGAGACAACAATTGACCGCTCGTTCGAATGTAGCGGATGCCAATAAGAAAAGGAGGATGGCGTATGAATTTGGATTCGATTGTAAAACCAGCAAAGTTGTTCAATCCTGAGCCAGAGGTGCACAGGACAAATGCGGCGCCAGTCGGAAGCGATGTAGATGGAATCATCGACTTTACTGGTAGTCCATACCAGTGGGCAGACAGGCTGTTTAACGTGATGCTTGGGAACACATGGTTCCCAGAAGATGTTGATATGACTGGCGACAGAAAAGTGTATATGGAGCTATCAGATATCGAGCGTTCTGCATATGACCGAGTTCTGGCTGGCCTTATCTTCAATGATTCAGCGCAAACGTCGAACCTAGCGTCAAATATGATGCCGTGGATTACAGACGGTGCAATCAAGGCGTGTCTTGCAAGGCAAACATACGAGGAGGCTCTGCACAGCAAGAGCTATGACGTAATGGTCAAAGATGTTTCTCCGAATAGAGACAAGATTTATGACCTATACAAAACAGATGCCATGCTTAGAGAGCGAGACGCGTTTCTTGACAAAATGTATTCAGAGTTGAGATATAACGATGAAGGCGTTCCAATGAGAGCAATCGTAAAGGCTATGCTTGCAAACAATGTTCTTGAGAACATTATGTTCTATGGAGGATTCATCTTCTTCTGGTGGCTTGGCCACAAGATGAAGGGCTCCGCAAGCATGATTTCATACATTGCACGTGACGAGCGCACTCACGTACTACTGTTTCGCCAAATGCTCACCAGCACGCTAAAAGCTTATCCTGGCATCGACATCAAGGTTGTCGAACAGATGGCAAGAGAGCTGATTGATGGTGCTGTAAACCTTGAGATTGAATGGGCTCTCGCTGTCACTGGAGAAGAGTTCCCTGAAATCAATCGAGAAACAGTTGGTCGGTATATTTGCGGGAAGGGTGATGAGATGCTTGTAGGGCTTGGGTTTGAGCCAATGTATAACAAGCCAGTTAGTCCACTGCTTGCGTATGAGAAGAAGTACGACAAGCCAAACGACACGCGGACAAACTTTTTTGAAGATAGGCCGAAGGCTTACTCTCACACAACACTGTCAACAGAGGGGTATCTGTAGGATATTTACTTGGCGGCACATACCGTTTTGTGCCGCAAAACACACACAAAAACAAAGGGGGTATACATGAGTGATTTTACAGTTGCAAATGTTGATGTCGAAAATTACAGCGGAGACATCAGATATAAAAACAGGAAATGTGGTAGCTTTAGAGTTGACGGCGACGAGCTTGTTGTTGAGCTTGTTACCGAAACATCAAGAAAAGCTGCAGAGGAAATTGGGATGGATGCACTTCGGGATATAATCAACGAAGAGGCATATAAGGAGGTGTACTCAAAGTGGCTAAAAGATAACTTCGAAGCCACAAGGAAAGAAGGCAAGATTTTTGCAATCAAAAAAAATGGTGACGGTGTCATTATTTCAATGAAACCAACACCAGAGAATATAAAGATTGTTGAGGAGCGGGACGATATCGAGCGAGTTGTTACGGAGGTATGATTATGGACGTTGATGTCAAAGCGTACGAATCGAACGGTAAGAAGGTTGTAAACCTATGTAACCATGACATATATGTGTTAACATCCGGCGATATCCCAAAGACAGTCAGGATTCCACAAAGTGGGATTGTTGCGAGGGTTGAGAAGACAGGAAAAGATGTAGAGTCTTTTGGTGAATTCAACATATTCCGTGACACATACGGTGATGTTTTTGGGCTTCCTGCTCCAGAGAAAAACACACTATATGTCGTATCAGCTCAGGTGCTAAACGCACTAAATAACACGAGGAAAGACGTCGTGGCTGTCGCAAACCAGATTAAAAGTGGAGGCAAGACAGTCGTAGCCGACGGATTTAGAAGAAAGTTCTAACCATAGCCTCCAGTTGTAGGAGGGCAACATGAGATACAAAGTTGTTGTCGCCAGAAACATGCTGACTCTATCAATCGAGGAGGTCATAGTTTTGGCGTCAAACTCAGAAGAAGCTGTGGCCAAGGCGCTTTCTGGTGACGTTCTCGAATCCAATATAGTTGAGGTTACTGATGTAGCCGAGCTTGGTGAAGAGATAGAGAGTGTTCTGCCGGAAGGAGAAGACGCATGTTCTCAGAACGAACACTCGAATCCGTAAGGTCGCTGCCGGTACTAGATGTCGCAGAGCTGTATGTAAGAGACCTGAAAAAAGCAGGGTCCGTATACAAGGGTTTCTCTCCGTTCAACGAAGAGAAGACTCCTAGTTTTGTTGTCTCTGAACAAAAAAATATCTGGCACGATTTCAGCGCTGGTGTTGGTGGAGATGCGATAAAGCTTGTGATGGACATGGAGCGCCTGTCTTTTGCTGAGGCAGTTGAGAAGCTCTGTGAGATGTTCGGCATAGAGGTAGAATATGAAAAAAACTACCAATCGCAAAAGAAATATTCTTCATCGGCACTTGAAGAGTACAATGAGTGGTGCATCCTAAACCTAAAAAAAAGAAAAGACGTTATAGCGTATCTGACGGATAGGGGAGTAAGTCGCAGCTCAATAGAGAAATTTGAAATAGGTTTTGCTCCAGCAAGCAGAGAGACTGTCAGATTTGTATTAGAAAACCTTAATGCGGAGGAAGCCAAAGTCCTAGGAATTATTGACGAGGGAAGTAGAGGGCTTTACGCCAGGTTTATTGACAGGATAATGTTCCCTGTCCGTGACCATACAGGCAAGCTCTGCGGCTTTAGCGGAAGAACATTTTCAAACCATCCTGCTAAGTATGTAAATACTCCAGACACGCCGATTTTCAAAAAATCCAAACTTCTTTACGGCTTCAACATAGCAAAAACCAACGTTGCAAAAACAAAGTCTTTTTTGCTGTGTGAAGGACAGATGGATGTTGTATTGATGCATCAGGCTGGTTTTGAGAACGCTTTCGCCAGCATGGGCACATCGCTTACTGAAGAGCATGTGAAGCTAATAGGACGGCATGCAATCTCCGGGACAATAGCATACGATGGAGACAGTGCAGGCGTTAGAGCTGCACTAAAGGCAGCATGCATGTTCAGCGAGCGGGCAATCAGCACAAAGATTGTCACGTTTGATTATGGAGAAGACCCAGCGGACATAATTGCAGAAGGCAGAATAGACGAACTAAGGACCAAGCTAGGGATGGGCGTGCCAGCTGTTGAGTTTTGTGTAAATTCAATTGCTTCTGAGTACGACACATCTGACCCATTCCAAAAACAAAAAGCTTACGACGCAATCCTGAAAGAAGCATCAAGGATGCATGCTGTAGTCAGGCAATCAATGCTTGAATATGCAACAAAAATTCTTGGTGTTGTAAGAAAGGTTGAGTCAAAAAGCAAAGACAGAGGACGTCACTCAGGCAGCATTCTGCTCAGAGAGAAAGAGCTAATCAAGGCAGCAATGGACTCTGAGGAGAAAAGAGCGCTTCTGTATGAAGCACGAAAGTGCTTTAGGCTAAAAGAAGAAATCGAAAAACTTGCAAAGGAGGAACTAGATGACGAATCTTTGACAGAAATTTATCTAGATGAGACAATCGGTAGGTCGAAGGATTTTGTGCATGACCTGATGTCAATCAAAATAGCCTGCCTTACTAGGTACATAGCAGCTGTAAGAAGCAGCAAGACAATGAGCTTTGAGGAAAAGGTCAGGAAAACAAGAGAGGCTCAGGTCAAAATAGACGAGATGAAGCAGAAAATGAAAGGAGATGCATGACACCAAACAGTTGCATGGATTCAATTGTTGCGCTTGTACACAAAGGGTACGCTGTTGTGATTATGGCTGCAGACAACGACGGAATAACCGTAAAGGTTGAAAAAGATGGAAAAACTGTCGCGCTAAGAAGCGACGAAGAAAAATATGGAACAGTATATGTCGGAAGGGCATGTACTGTTGTTAGGGAGGTGCTTAAAGATGAAGAAGGAAGTAGCTGAGGTAGCAATTGTCTTTGCAACCACACTTGCTGTTGAGATTGCAAAGAGGTATTTCAAGTGTGCTGAAAAAAATTCTGTAGATGTAAAAAAGGCAGCGCAGGTGCTGCAATCAAGGAGGAAATATGGGAAGTGAGTTTTTTCAGCTAATTACAGGATGTGGTTCTATGGACTACGAGTTCCTGGCTAATCTCATGAAGGATAATGACATTTTACCAGATGATGTCATTGACGAGATTGAGAGCTCGTGCGGAAGTAAAGAAGATAGCCCAGAAGTATATCTCGACTTCAATTCATACGTGCATTCTGCTTTTAGTATTATCGAGGCCGACATCAAAGAGAAGCTTGCTGCCATTGCGGACGTCAAAGGCATTGATATAGAAGGCGAGATTTTTAGCTATTCGCCAGACATCTATACAAACTATCTAGATAGCTTTTTTGATGACAAATGGTTCAATGAGTTCATGAATTGCGGAGTAAGCGAAGAGAGTGCATTGCGATTCTTCCGCGAAGAGCTTGGCTATGACGACAAGGACAAACAAGATGAATGTGATTAAGCTTATCGAAAGAGCAGACACGCCAGGAGGCTATGTTGAGCTATGGGACTTCTCAAGGGCAAATGAGTCACATGAAGCAAGAGTTGAGGCCGTCACAGCAGTTGCATCGATATGCTTCGGTAGCAACAAGGCAATAGGCAGCGACAAGCTGTACAACAAACTTGCTGCTGAATCAATAGGGCTCCCTTCTAGCTCTTTTGAGTTCGTACCGGTTTTATTGAAACTCAACTCAGAGCTGTGCCCCTTTGACGAACTTGTCAGTGAGGGTGCAATTCCTCATTTCATGAAGTACGGGACGCTAATCAAGGATGGACAGGATGAATATATCCTGACAAACTATCGTGCGCTTCTGTATGACATTGAAATGTCAGGCGCAGATAAAGAAAAGTGGATAAACGGTGCATTCAATAAAACAAGCACAGAGCAAAGCATCATCAGGAAGAATTTCGTTGTGACGAAACATAAGCTTGATATAGCAACTGCTCGTCAGTATATGAGGCACCGCGACTCGTGGCAGGAATTGTCGCGCAGATATACCACAGGGAAAAAAGTCCCGGTAGAAGTATATCTGGACTCCAGCATTGAGCACTCAGGCGCAAAGATTGTGGTAGGAGACAGAGAGCTAAGCGCTCAAGATGTAGTTGATATTTCAATCGAAATGTACAACGAGCTGCTTAAGAATGGAGTAAAGGCTCAGGACGCAAGAAGGGTGCTTCCGATTGGGTTAAAGACAGAAGTCTGGTCGGCAAGGAACCTTGAGTCGCTAAGCAATTTCTATTCATTAAGGACTGAGTCGAAAGCTCAGGATGAAATACGTGAGATTGCGAAAGCTATGAAAACACTAACAGATAAGCACTTGTGACGCTGTGCCCGTGATGGGCACAGTAGTACCTTCTATAGCAAATACCTCAACAGCACACCTCAGCTACAAATAATTTCAAATAACATGAAAGGCGCCTAAAAAAGGCGCCGCACATAACAATAGAAAGGAAGTTAAGCGATGACAGGAGAAAGATACACTGTTCTTCAATGGCCTGACAGCCAAGATATTATGGATGAAGATGGTGCAATTTTCATTATGGACGCACCAAACTCAACCTGGGCTATTCCAGATGAAGACGGAGACTATGTTTTGTACGAATGGCCAGAAAGCCAAGATAAAGACGGGCTTCTTTTGGATAATTCTGCAAAACTTGTTTATGAACCAAAAAAAGGAGAATGACATGGGCTACACTACTGATTTTAGCGGCGAAATCGAAGTCGTATTTAAAGACAAAAGTGGAAGAGACGAGGCCGTAAGGATTATAAACGGACTATCGCAGACGCGTAGAGTGAAAAGGAATCTTGCAAGAATCAAAGATAGGCTTGACAAGCCAATTGATGAATATGGAGTTGAAGGCGAATTCTACTTCAACGAAGACGATTTGGACAACTTCGGCCAAACAACAGACGAAAGTGTCGTGGACTACAACAGCCCGCCAAGCACACAGCCAAGCTTGTGGCTTGATTGGCAATTGCAGCCAGACGACTATGACGACAAGGTTGCATACATTTCATGGACAGGAGGTGAAAAGTTCTACAACTATGTAGAATGGATGTTTTACATTAAAAAAATCATTGAAAAATATGGCGGGAAGCTTGTTGATGGCAACATCGTCTGGCACGGGGAAGACCCCGATGACGTCGGTGTGATTATTGCGCACAACGGCAACCTTATCGTAAAAGAGTTGGTTGAAGAACCAATTGAGGTTGTCATCAAGAAGATTATTGATGAAAACACAACAGAAAAAAAGAGATTCGTGATAGAAGCAAGCGATATGGAGGTTGGTGAAGCTATTGTTAGTGAACTAAAAAGAATCGGGGTACTGAAGCTCGCAAACAACTACTCTGTGAAAATTGTTGTTGAAGAGGAGGTAGATGTGCAGTGAAGATAACTGAAAAGCAAAACAAATTCTACAGGAAGCTTCTAGAAGAGATAAGAACCGAGCAATACCCGTGGGTAAAGCAAAAAGAGTTCAGCTCTTATGTGAAAAAAATAGACCCAGACTTCCCAACTGATGTGAGTGGTGAACCAGTTAGCATAAGAGATATTGAGCCGAAAGACTTCCTTCGCCACTTAATGTTTATAAAAAAGATGGCGATAAAAAGAGGTATGAAGAGCGACTTGTTCTCTTCAAGGGACTATGGAGCCGCAAATGCAACAAGCTATACGGCAAGAATTGCTTATAGAGATGGTGGCATCGTTGGTGTTGTATGCTCAAACTGTGGTGCCATTTCAGACAGAAAGCTCACACAAGATAGGATTGACGAGCTTGAGCTTATAGGCAGCGGAAAAGCCAAAGAAAAAATGGACCCACTGTCGGAATCATTTGTGTGCGCGTGGTGTATGTCAAATATCTTAAAGGAGAAGTGATGAGTAAGTCAGAAAAACTGCTAACAATAATGGTCTCGTTACCGTGGACAGATTTGCTTGAGGCGGCTGCAGATGAAGTAAGAAAAATACATGATGAAACAACTGCAGCAGACATTGTGCTTGACATATTTGGAAATATTGACGAAGACGGAAAGGACGAAATACTTTCCGCTGCACAAAATCTCTATATGGAACATTACAATGAAGAGTTCAAGGAGGAAAATCAATGAATCAGTACAAGGTTGATGTGGTTGTCTCTACTGAGACTAACTTGATGGTTGTAATTGTTGATATTGCTGCTGAGAGTGAGGAAGAAGCAAAGAAGCTTGCAAAGAAGCTTGTAAAGAAGAATATCAGGGTTAGGCCTAGTAGTGCAAAAAAAGTTGGAAGATGGGAGTATAAGAGTGAAAACGTTTAACGTTGATGTTGAAATCAGATTTAGAGATGCGTCGTTCGTTGTTCCTGTAGAGGTTATAGCAGAGAACAAAGATGAAGCAGAGGTTGAGGCAGAAGATATTGTTTCTATGAACATAAGCACATGCGCACTAAGCGTTGAGGAGGAAGATGATGAGTGAAAAGACATTTTTTGTCGCAATGGGAATCAACGGCACACCTTTGTATTACGAGACATTTGTATCTGCCTGCTCGTGTGACATGGCTGCAGCAAGGGCAAAAAACGAGTTCAAAGAAATGGTTGCTGTTGAGGCCGGGGAGTTTAACGAAAGCGGAGCCGGAAATGATTCGGCTTTGATTGTTGTATACCTGGCAGATGAACCAGGAGTATTTGGAAAATATGTAGTTGACAGAGATGGGCTTAGCCTTGAAATGGTGGAGGAGCGCGAGCGAAAAAAGCTGGACATTGTTGCAACAGAATGCTACGAGGCTGAGGATGATGACGAGAACAAAATTGATGATTTGATTGAAAATAAAGAGAAAATCTATGGAAAATTTGAGGACCAGGTTGATGCAATTTCTGCAATTGTTGACGTGCTGGATGAGCTTAAGACGAAGACTCACGGTGTTGGTCTCACCAGCAAGCAGGTTACTGAATACACAATACTTATGCTTAAGGTTACAAGAAGTGTCACGGACACCAGCACAGCAAACACTGATACATGGCTCGACCTCGCAAACTATGCACGACTTGTTTGCAGAAGAAGAACGGGGAAAGACATTATCAGCGAACTAAAAAAAATAGGAGGGTGACATGACAATTTTCAAAGTTGCATATGAACCGCCATTTTCACAGCGACTAAAAGAAAAGATTGCCGAAGAGCTTGAGCCATCAATGGTAAACCCGTCTGATTATGGAGCGCAGTTCGTTGTTGACAATGGGCTAGAAGCCATGGTTAAGGTATACGGGGACGAAGAAGATGTCAAGACTATGGAGCAGTTAAAGTCTGCAGATATTGACTATGTTGAAATCAACTAAATGGAGCAATGCATGAGCATAAAAGAAAGAGAAAACAAAAACATAGGAGTCGGCTCGTATGACTACAGTGGGCTAGCGCACTGGTGGATTTACAATTATGGGTTCAGGTCAACTGCTGGAGGCAGAATGAGCGTAACTGGAAATTATGTGAGCTCATACAACACACCGATTGCGGTAATGATGGAGCCCATGAAGAAGAAACACGGACCAGCCGTTTTCATAACCGATATTGACTACTCAAACACTACAAAGAAACACAAATGGGCTGTTGAGTCTGCTGCGTCACACCTGCCAGTAATGCATGTCATTGAGCTAGACTTCCACGATGATGACTGGCCGCTAAGTACGCATTGCAAGAATATTGAGTGGTTCAAGAAAAAATACAACAAATATGCTCTGAAGGCGTTGCGTGCAAGGAAAAACAGTTCTTTTACACGCTGGAAAAGACTAGCAGAAGACACGCTGCTTGAGAGCGCATACTATTTTAAATATTTCAAGCTTGGAAGGCATAAAGAATGCAGGCGGTTCAAGTCTTTCTTCAAGAAAGAGATGGGAACAAGCATAACAGAGGCATCAAAAGAATTCATAGAAAAAATAAAGTCTCAATTTCCAGAAGATAGATATCTTGCAGCAAGCACATCAAGCAAAAAGAAGCGTGAGCACAACAAGAAATATCTTCAGAAATGGCTCAATGGAGAAGACGTAAAACTCTATACCGATGTCATGGAAGAGAAGCGTGTAAGATACAGGAATGGGAAGATAGAGGCAACGAGCGGACTTTATGTCAAGGCAGATACAGCTGTAATGGCATACAACGCAATAGGCCTCGGAAAGATTAAGCCAGGCGCCAATATTGGAGGGTATGTATACGGAGGCTTTAGCAGCAGAAAGCTGAAAATCGGATGCCATTCGTTGCCGCTTGACGATGTAAGAAAAGCTGTGATGGATGCTGCAAAAGATTTGGGCTTAAAGGTTATCAAGTTTGACCCATTCTACAAAACAGGTGAGCCTAAAAGCTCGGAAGCAGGAGATGCAGGGTCTATTAGTGACCTCGAAAAATCAATAGATGACGACATCAAAGGATTGGCAGAACTTGCAAAGTCAGGGCCTTTTGGTGTCGGATGGTAAGGAGGAAGCGTGTTTAACGGTAAATTAATAGTTGACCTATTTGCTGGAGGAGGTGGCGCAAGCCTTGGGATAGAGTGGGCTCTTGGAGTGTCTCCAGATATTGCGGTCAACCATGACGATGAAGCAATTGCTATGCATGCTGCTAACCACAGGAACACGATTCACTACAAAGAGGATGTATTTGACGTTGACCCAAAGAAGGTATGCGGTGCTGTTAGACATGGTGTAGCATTGCTATGGCTCTCGCCGGATTGTAAGCATTTCTCAAAAGCAAAAGGCGGGAAGCCTCTAGACTGCAATATAAGAAGCCTTGCATGGGTTGCAGTAAGGTGGGCTAACGATGTTAGGCCAGATGTGATTATCCTTGAAAACGTCGAAGAGTTCCAGACATGGGGGCCTCTTGACGATAACGGAATGCCAATCAAAGACAAGGCTGGCATGACGTTCAATATTTTTGTAAAAGAGCTTGAGCATATAGGGTACAAGGTCGAATGGAAAGAGCTCGTAGCGTCGGACTATGGCGCGCCAACTACAAGAAAGCGATTATTCATGGTGGCCAGATGTGATGGAAAGCCAATCGTTTGGCCAGAGCCGACGCATGGAGACCCAAGAAAATATCCAGATAGACTTCCATGGAAAACTGCTGCTGACTGCATTGATTGGGACACACCAGCATACTCAATTTTTCTGAGCAAGGAAGAGGGAAAGCAGTACGGTGTCAAGCGACCGCTCGCAGAGAAGACAATGCACAGAATAGCAACAGGGATAAGAAAATTTGTAATTGATAATGATAAGCCATTTGTAGCACCGGTTGAATGCAATTCTATGCATGTTGACAAGGCTGCATTGTTTGTTGCGCAGCACAACCTTGGAAATGTCGGCAGGGCGGTTGACACGCCAATGTCAACAGTAACCAGGACTGGAAGCCAGCAACAACTTGTACTAAGCCATGTTGTGAAAATGAGAAACAACAACTATGGCTCAAAGATGGATGAGCCAATGCACACAATTACAAGCAGCGGCTCTCATCATGGAGAGGTTAGAACATTCCTGATGAAATATTATGGGAACGGAACGTCCCATCCAGTTGATTCTCCATTGCACACAGTTACAACAAAAGAGCGGTTCGGAGTGGTAAATGTAAATGGTGACGATTACGTTATTACAGATGTGTGCATGAGGATGTTCACACCTAGGGAACTATTTAGGGCGCAAGGTTTCCCTGATTCGTATGCGATAGATAATGTGTATGATTCAAAGACTGGAAACCCTCGCGGGAGAAAGCTCACGAGAAGCGCACAAGTTCGGATGTGTGGAAACAGTGTTGTTCCTCAGGTTGCCAAGGCACTTGTTTCTGCGAATGTAAAATATGAAGGAGGTAAGCAATGAACGACTTGAAATACATAATCAAAGAAAAAGCAAAAAGACTTGCAGCAGGCTGCTACCTGAGCGATGGAACATACGATGACTTCATGAATGAGCCTGAAAAAACAATCGTCTGGGAGCCATTAGAAGACGTAGGATACGATGAGCTTGCTGACACCATGGAGGCAACAAAAGAGCTTATTGAGCGAGAAATGATTGATGTGGTTAAAATTGCTACGCATGGAGAGCGCTTGCGAGAGAAAGAAAGATGAACAAGCTGATAGAGATTGCTGACACAATAACGTGTGAAAGCTTCTATGACTTGCTTTCTGGAGAAAAAATGACAGTAACAGCTGTGTATGAGTGTGATGGAAATCGCATTTGTGCCCAGCTTGAATGTGAACATGGTGGAGTTGCCTTTGCAGATGCAGAAGGCCTATACAAAGTATTTCTGGCAGAAAATACAACAAAATAGAAGGAGATGAAAATGGGACTTGATATGTTTTTGAATAGGAAGGTGTTTGTAGGACAGCAGTACGACCATAGAGGTGTAGAAGGCGGGTGCAAGTTTAAAATTGACGGCAACGAATTTGAGTGCAACAATGTGTCATATGTTGTAATCGAGGGAATCTACTGGAGAAAATCGAATCAAATCCACAAGTGGTTCGTCGATAACATTCAGGACGGAGAGGACAATTGTGGAACATATTATGTGCCTAGGGAGGCGCTTGAGGAGCTATACAAAACAGTTAAAAAGGTTCTTGAGAGTCGCTCGGAAGAAACTGCTGAAGAGTTGCTTCCAACCCAAGCCGGATTCTTTTTTGGAGACACTGAGTACGATGAATACTATTGGGATGACCTTGAATACACTAAGAAAAAACTTGAGGAGGAGTTCGAATGGGCTGATAGTGTACCAGACGGGTTCTACGCAGAGTGGGAATATCATTCAAGTTGGTAAGGAGAGAGTATGACAAGAAAAGAAGCAAAGGCCCTTGAGCTGTATTTTGACATGGGCTATGTTGTTCTTATAAAGGACACTCCTTATGTTGACAGCGAAGTTCATGCGATTTATGAGGACGAGGATACCGGAGAGTATGTATATGACTCTGAGGTATTTTCCGGCAGAAGCCTTGATGATGTCGAACTTTGCTCGGTGGTTGTTGCAATGCCAATGTCACATCTTGTAACATCAACTCCACATATTCCTAGGCCGGAAATCTCAGACTATTTCCTTAGGGGGTCAAAATGAACGCAGTAAGCCTAATGTCGGCGCCAAAAATAGCGCTTAAAGGCAGCGACTGTGGGACAATACAAGAAGGAGATTGCTTCTGGTTTGACATAAATGGAGACCTGTATGTTGATGGTGTTGCCGGATGGGTTCAGAGTAATGACGCAAAAGAAGTAATGAAGTCTGTGGAATTTGTATACGACACAGAGCGAATGCTTCAGCGAATAATGGACAAGCACAAAGAGCTGCAACGCCAATTGAAGCTATACGCTGCTGCAATTTCTGAAAATAAAAAAAGGAAAGAGAATGTATCTTAAGTGCGAAAAGTATATGACTATTCCAGGTGAGCCCCACCTTGGATATGTAAACGAATGCGAGCTTATCGCTGACGACGAAGAGGTCTTCGAGCTGCTGTGGAACACAATCACCATGTCCGGCGATATCCCTAGCACGATATATGGTATTGACGACTATACTGACGATGAAATTGAAATTGATACGGCAGAGTGGTTTGGTGACAAAGAAATGAAACAGCTTGAAGAGTGGCTATATGGCATCCCTGAGGATATCGAGCTTACAGATGAGCATATGAAGCAGGCGATGGAAATTTTGGGAATTGAGGAGCTCTGATGGTAGTAGATGGTGTAATGGTAAACAGGAAACTTGTTGACAAGTATCTTGAGCACTCAATGGGGTACTGTATTGAGTGTGGGCATATAGAGGAAGGTCCGTGTGAGCCCGATGCTGTAAATTATCAATGCTCATGTTGCGGAGAAAAAAGTGTAGTCGGATTTGAAAACGCAGTAGCATATGGGTGGGTTGTAGCAACTGATGAAAAGTACCCTATGCTTGGCAAATACCTTGGAGGAGAAGATGGAAACAGTTAAGCACATCATCATAAACGGTGTTGTTGCGGAGTTGAAGCTTGTAATACATGATGACGGACACGGGTGGATAGCTGTTGTCGCTAATGAGTCAAGAGAGTTCTCTTCTTACTCTGATGCGATAGTATGGTTTGAGAGAAAAGTAATCGATGCAATGGCAAGTGACGAGATTTGTCGAAATCGATAGAGACAATCTTTACACTATTAAATACAAAAACACAAAAAAGGAACAACTATGAACCTCACAAAGAAAATTGCAGAAAAGCAGGACAATCTGAACGAGCTCACAGTTAAAGGATGGAAAAACAAGGGGCTAAATTTTAGACGAGCGCTTCGCCAAGAAGCATCAGAAGCAATGGATTCAACTCCATGGAAGTGGTGGAAGAGTGGAGAGCTTGACAAAGAAAACCTTCGAGTTGAGGCTGTTGACATGGTCCACTTTGCAATGTCGATTCTGCTCCAGGAAGAGTATTTCATGTGGGATTGGATTGACGAAAGAGTTCGTGATGCTATGCGCCAGGAGTATCCATACTCTGATGATATCCTCGTTGAGAAGATTGAGGATACTATTGACGAAATCATCCTGATGACATTTACGGCAGGAAAAACATCTGACGCACAAACAGTTGATATCTATTTGAAAGTTATGGCGCTCGCAAAAATGCTTGGCATGTCATACGAGGATGTGTATAAAGCATATTTTGCAAAAAATGTACTCAATGAGTTTCGCCAGAAGAATGGCTACAAGGAGGGATTCTATTCCAAGTTGTGGTTTGGCAAAGAGGACAATGTATATGCACAGGAGGCGGCAGCGAATCTTGAAATTTCTCAGACATTCGAAGACGACCTGTACAAGGCACTAGAAGAAAAGTATAGAGAGTACAACAAGTACGTAGAGGAAGAAAAGGCGCGATAATGAATCCGAAGAAGAGATTAAAGGACAGTTATAGCCTATATGGAGATTCACCTGTGTATTGGATGTTTCTTCCATATTATGTTGCCACATCAGCAAAAAAGGAGAAAGCGAAATCAGAAATCGCAAAGATGCTTGAGAAGCAGATGGTTGATGTTGACAGCTATAAGTTGAGTACACTTGTGAATGCAAGGGATTTCAACGAGGAGCTGCTTTCAGAAATGGATGCTGATGCGAAGAAGAAGGGAATTAAGACAGAAGATGTCATAAAGGACTTAATGGACGCATGCAGCTCTGTGCTAGAAAAGCATGGGCTTGACGAATATTTTGCTGCAACAGGAGGAGCCGATGGAGATTGTTAAGTTTGTGTACTGTACTGGCTATAGATGCTCTATCAAAGACACATGCCTGCGGTACAAAAAGCACAAAGAGAGACTTGCTGAGGTTGGTGACAAAAAAGCTGCGTCAAAAAACGTTGATTATGTAAAATCAACGGCATGCACAAGAAATGGTCACAACAACTTCCTGGCAATAGACTAAAAAGAAAGGATGGCAAAGAATGTTTTTCATTCAAAATAAAGATAGGTATTTCAAGACAATAAACGACGTTAAAAACGAGAAGTGGTATGTCGATGGAATGCCGATTGTGGTTGATACGCTCGTTGATTCGCATCATGGCGTGTATATGGATGAAATTTTTGTTGAGGAATACTTCCATGAAAAGCTTGAAGAGTTCAGGAGCCTGGATTTTGAAGGCAAGGACATAATGGTCAATGAGCTTATGGACAAACTTTCCGACATTGCCAGCGAAGAACTCGATGACAATAGGTTTTATGTGTCTGTTCTTGAGGGAGATGGAAGTATATGCTTGATGTACGAGGAGGATTAGCCGTGAGCGCAATAAATACATTTCTAGATGTAAGCACTGCCCATATAACAGAGCAGGACGCAAATAAACTAGAGCTTGATGCTACTGGAATGGATTTTAGGCTTCCTGTGCTCAGCATGATTGATACAGGTTTCATCCTATATAACGACATGGAGCTTATACTGGAAAATGCTCCTAAGATAGGAATGAGTGATGCCTTTATCAAGCTGTGCCGGTATGCGTTCTTTGATATGGGGGTTAGATGGCTCGTGATTAGGGGCTGTGCAGACGAGGTGTCGTTTTTAGAAAAATTTAACTGGTAGAGGAGGATAGCATGAGTGTAAAAAGTGGGACATTTACTATCACGGTAACAGGAGAATGTGCAGAATCAGTTTCTTATGAACTAAATAAACATATCATGCCGTCCTGTGCGACGCGCGCTATTATTACTGGCTCGATTGCACATTATGATGATGACTTTGCTGGAGCTGTTCCGTACACAGACATTGATTATGATGTAGAGTTCTTGTACCTGAAAGGTGCTAGTGCGCAAGAAATAGAGGAGGAGCAGTGCATCGAAAACATAGGAATGCTACTTACTGAATATTCTGACAAGCTACTTGATGTTGCCGTCGAAGATGGTGAGGTTGACATGTGCGACCTTGTTGGAGTTTGCGAAAATAGCGAAGGAGGACTGTCAGAAGTTCTAACCAATGATATTCTCGAAAGATATGACAATGTCGAATACTGGGACCCGTATATTGTAGAGACATATCTTGCAGAAGCAGATTGTATCTCAGAAAAAGACAAAGAAATAGCAGAAATGGTAATCGGTGAAGTTGCGCTTGAAGAAGCAATAGAAGCAAGAAACGGAGCGTATGATGAATAAAGCAGACAAAGAGAGGGTATCAGAGTTTTTCGACTGCGTGAATGGACGCGGGGAAATTGATGAGGCAAAACACGTCATCGAAAGCATGTTCGGAGTCAAGATTGACATGCTTGTTGAGGATGAGGAACTGTCTGTTGACAAGGCTATCGAAGCTGTTGGAAAAAATTGGTCTCTCGAAGACTCAGTATATAAGCTAATCATGGACAGTGTTCAAGGAAGCACAGATAATCAATTTGTATATGACTATGCAGAAGAGTACGGAGAGCCTGGATACCATGAAGAAGGGCTTGTGCTACTCGGAAATTGGAACATGACAGGAAATTGCTTTTTTGAACTACTTGAGAATATGGGATACAACCCTGAATGGCATGACGAGTGGATTATTGCGAGTGACGGCAAGGCATACAGAACACAGGCAAGTTCAGTGTGGTGGAGGCCGTCATGGTTTTACTTGGATGGAGAAATCATTCCAATCAAAGGAAACGAGCATGATTACTATGAGAATGCTTCAAACACCGAAAAGGTTGCAATGCTTGTCGGCGACCCAGAGAGTTTCGGATGGGTTCCATTTGGAAGGCCGTTCACAGAAGAGCTTGATTTCAAATATAAAGATGTCCAAAACATCATAGATGTCATAACAAAGACATGGCAGGTTACGGAATATCTTCTTGTTGAGTGTGAGAACAAATATGACGACCCGGACTGCATAAACGGAATCAAAATCTATGTGAAGCAGGATGAGTGGTCAGCACCTACGCCATACGAAATAAAGAAAAAAGGCCCATTGACATCTCATGTCGCTGATAATGCAATAGAGATATGGGCAACAAAAGTAAAAGCGAATATGGTTGAGCCGTTCAGAATCAGGGCGTATTCTGTACCAATGTGTGAAGACTCAGGCATCCGTGTGACTAGAGTTGATGTTGATGAAGAAACAGATATTGTGTTCGTGCCAACTGACGGTACAGCCGACCTGTATGACTCTGACTCAGCCCAGAAAAAAGCAAACTTTATGACTGACTCTGAGGACATTTATATTTATGCAAAAGATGACGGAGACGATGTGGAACTTAGCATTGATGTTCTGTCTGACATGACAAAATATATGAAAATCAGCATACCAAAAAAATAAGGAGGAGAAGCAATGGCGTATACCATTACATACCCATTCTTTGCGAAGCAACATGGGTGCCACTATGTTAATAGGTCGCTTGAGGTGTTCTGCTCTGCCGCTGAAATTGTAGAGTCCTCCGAGGACTTTGTTGAGTGGTATGAGAAGAATAGATACAACTATGAGCATGTTCTTGACGCAATCGAAGAGTATACCGACACAACAGCTTCGGAGAATCTATTCAATAGATTTAGGCCAAAAAGCAATCTTGTGCATATTCTGCAAAAAAAAGATGTTGGGAAAGACGAGGTTGCCGCGGTTCTTAGGCATGCAAGAGGCATATCTATAATTTACATCGCAGAACTTAATTGTTCTGTGATAGCGGAAGCAAAAAACGGAGCATACCTAGACGATGCTATTGAATTGGCGTACTATATCATCGATGGCAAATCGCCAGTGCGAGCGCAGAGGATTGAAAACCTCAGCGAATATGAAGAAAATGCGCTGATTAGGATGCGGGTACAGCAAGAGACAGGCGGATATTCAAACTATAAAAAATTTTTCTTTGAGGAGGATGAGTAAGATGGAATTCAGATTTGACCAGGTTCTAATGAAGCCGACAGATTTCAAGGTGTGTGAAAAGTGCGGAAGAATCAATTGGTACGAGAATGAGTCATGTATTTCTTGTGGCGGGTTTGATTTTGACGGACGACTTGAGACGGTAGAGAAAGCAATAGGCGCAGAGTATGGTTTCTATGTTGATACAGAAGGCTATTCTGAAGAAGAAGTTGATGCAATGACATTTGACGCATAAAAAGGAGAAAACTATGAATAAAAATATCAATCTTGATTTCGGTGTTGTTATTGAGGTTAGACCAAGAGATGGAGCAGAATTGATGCCAATGCTTATGTCGGCTGACGGATTCAAGGATGCAGTTGAAAAATACAGCAAGTACAAATTTGATGTAGGTCTTGATGAAGAGAACAAGGAGTTTGACGATACTGGCACCATTGTCCTTGGAAAATACCCTATTGCAAAGATAAAGTACGGAAAGGTATATACTGGCGAGGGGCATGCCAATGTGCTGCCAGAAGAAGATTATGATAACTTTCTAATGATGGCGCTTGTTACAATGCCCGAAATCGACGATGAAATCAGGCTTGCAGGAAAGAAGAGTATCGTTGACAATGATGATTTGACAACCGAAGAGATTAAGGAGACAATTGATTTTGTTATGAATGAAATCGTTGGCTCTGGACAGGAGGACGAAAGCAAATAGTTTGAGTAATTGAAATGCTTTGGTAGAATTGGCCCAAAAAACCAAATAAGGATTGCCAAAGTGTTTCGTGTTGAAAAAATAGATGAAGACCATATTATGTCAACAACATGCGTTGATGACGGTCAGCTAGATATCAAAGAATCAACATTGTTTTTATCATCTGGATGTGAAAATATAAAAATAGGAACAATGTCTTACAGGATTGAAGACGAGGAAAGGAGCCGCTCTGAACTGATAGACATGTTTTCATGCGACATTGAGGCTCTAGAGGCTGCAGAAAACTCGCTTGTTGATGTGTTTTGCCCAGGCGATATATATCTTCAGTCAATAGAAATTGAGCCGCAGTTTCGCGGAAAGGGATATGGGACAATGATGTTGAGATGGCTGGAGACCCAAACGGATGGGTTTTCTGTATTCCTGACGGCGTCATATCATGACGACTCACTTATCGAATTCTATGAAAACGTTTTCGCTGAGTATGAGCTGATTGGTGTGGTTGGAAGGACAATGACTTTTGGGAGGTAACAATGAAAGTAAAGTGCAACTGCGGAAACTATGTTGAATTCTCTGATGATGAGATTATCAAGTTCTGTTCAAAATGCGGTAACAAAATAAATAAAATGCTACACGGGAAAAGCTGGGAGCAGGCAGCGGCTGTAAGGGGACAGGTTGCCACGGAGCTGCTACTAGAGGAGGATGCAACTGAGTTCTTTTTTATAGGAAAGAACTACACTGTTGGAAAGGGGACGGCGAAGATAAGCGCTGTCAGATTAAAAATATCAAGTGTGTTTGGCTCTGTGGGTGGCGGGGCTGTTATCGTTGTCACTGAAGATGTACATGCTGCGTCGATGTTCTATTCGAGAGACGGATATATGAGTCTTTCTATTGATAAAAAATTGAACAATAAGCGTAGCACAGATGTATCTGACGATGAGATTTTTTCTCGCAAAAAAAATGTCATATCCGAAAACGTCCTAAGAGAAATGTCTCCTGTTTTTCTAGACAAGGCAACGAAAGAGGAGTATGAAGAGGTTGTAAAACTGCTGGAGAGTTCATCTGTTGAGGATATGGAAGAGCTTCTCATTGACGGACGGTGTAAAAAGCCAGTAAAGAGAAGTACCGACAAGCTGCCAGGAGTAGTGGAGGAATACTATGCTGTGATTGAAAAAAAATTTCAAGACGCAGACGCATTCAACAGAATGTGCTATTGCTCGCTCACACCAAGAAGAACCATTGCGAGAGCCCTTAAGAAGGGGGACAGCTTGCCAATTTTGACAATATTTGGTGAAAAAATGAGAGACCCTGCAATTATCATTACAACAGACGACATTATGAATGGAACTGCCAAGGCGCCAGATAAGTTTCAATTTGTTAGCGACGGCTCAGCTATAAAGCTTGTTTGGGGGTAAGAAATGGAAAAAATAGTGTGTGGAAAGTGCGGTTCTGAAGCAATGATTGTTAGTCGTAGTTGGGATTGCTCGAAATGTCACCATAACGGATTCGAAATCTGCGATGACGATATTGCAAAAGAACTTGGTGTTGATGACTGTGTCTACATTTACGACGAAAACATCAGAAAAAAAGCTGGTGAGGCGCTAGGATTTGATATAGAGAGGCAGGAGGTAGCAAATGAGGGAGCTTGTGAAATTAGTGACTACGTTTATGGAGAAGGTTGCACAGTCATTGAATGTGATGGGTGCGGGGAAAGAGTCAACGTCATCCCGCACATTGGGGGTTGCTGAGATGCACAAAAGGTTCTCAAGGCGTAGGATGATAAGAGGCACTAGCGGCTCGTTCTTCTCAAGAGAACATTTTGATGAGGTTGTCAACAAATATGGCGAATCAGCTATTGTAAGAAGAAGCGACATGCAAATTGTTGACTATGTTGACGGAAGCGGTATTGTAGGTGATAGCAAAAGGAGGTAACATGCTTGAGAACAAAGATGAGTTATATGAGTGTGCAAGACTGTTTGCAAAATACACATGGAATCGTGTTAATTTTGACATATTCAAAGAGTTGATGCAGGATGTCTATGAGGACGAGGGGTATCTGATGGAGAAGTTTGAGCACTTCAAAAAGAATCCGTTGATGTTCATCGTTGCTCGTGATGAGAAGTTTTTATTTGACAGAATCATTGAAAAAATCAATCAAACAAACTACAAGGGGTAAACTATGGCGAAATATTGCGCGACAATAGAGTGTGTTGAAACGGCTGTCAATGAATACACAATCGAAATTGAAGCAGACAACAAAGAGGAGGCTATCAAAAAAGTAGAGAGTGCAATGAACGACGGCATCGGGGAAGTATTTGCTGAATTCGTGGTTGTTGACGAATCTATTATTGATACGTCAGAGACAACAGAGGAAACGCTTACTGGGGTTTACGAGTGTAAGGACAAAAAATGAGCAAAAATGCAAGAGAAGTTCTGTGTCAGATAGTCTTTGGGTTTATGCTTGGCTTCTTTGTCCTGTCCGGCCTGCTTTCAATTTTTTGTATCGTAAGAATTGTTGTTGATGGTACTGATTGGGTAGTGCTGCGAGGGGCAACGATGTCATCAGTGTCTTTTTTATTTGGTATTACGTTGATTGCTCTGTTGGATAAATTTTGTAAGGATTGAAAATGGGGATGATGTCTTATGGTGCATGGGATGTTTACATTCCATCTGATAGTGTAGAGAAAATGTGTAAAGAGCAGTATGATAGGTTTATCACGGCCTTAGAAGACAAGGGAGTTTCGCTACGAGAATATGTTGTAGACTATGAAGATATGCCTGAGTCAAAGCCGATTCGTGATGCATGGATTGAGCTTGCAGAGTGCTTCCTAAACAAGACCGGGTACGACCTAGGAATCTCTTATTCATACACAGAGCAAGATGACCCTGATATAGGAGAGATTGTTGAGGATGGTTTTTTTACAATCCAAAACTTCTCTCTTCCAGAGCCACTCAATTCTCTGGGAGCAAAGATTGTTGCATGGGAGGAGTTCGGGTAATCCTACATGCAGCCGTGCTCTTGTAGAAGCTTATCTGCCTTGCTAATAACATCGGAATACCCATGCTGTGATGCACGAATTTTGGCTGCTTTTAGGAGCTTGCAGCTAACTTTTCCAGTGTTTGGGTTGATTATCGGAAATTTTTTCTCTTGAGGCATCAAGAAAGCCTTGTTGCCAAACTTCTCTGCAAGTTTTGAGCGCGTGCTCTGCTTGTGGATTTTTTTCTTCAGCGTTACTCCAAACTTCAAAGATTTAGGCGAATACGGATTCTGACCTGAGGCCATTTTTGATAGCAGTGTCATATATGTCCTTTTTTCATAATTATAACACATAGACAAATAGGAGGTTAGCGGTGTGATTAGTTTTTTTGGGTCTGAGATAAAAGACAGGTATGCCAAGTTTGTTTTTACGGATGGCGCAGATGAGTATAAATTCTATTTTGGATGGCAAAACGATGCTTTCGTGTATTTGTCGTTGGTTAAGAACAACAGCGTCTTGTTTGATGAAAACATCGAAGTGCCAAAAGGGTTTAAGAAAGTACTGCGTGCCGTAGCAGACGATGATGACAGTGGAACAAAAATCATAAACAAAGGTGTCTTTGAGAGTGGCGGCGATATACATACAGTCACAGGTGTTTTTGATAAAAACTCTAAAACATTCAGTGTTGTTGTATACAACGTTGACGCAGAGAAAGACTATGCAATTTTCGAAAAGAAGGTAGAACTAAAAACAGAAAACAAGGAGGGGAAAATGAAAAAATACCGAGTGTATTACAAGCAAACAGAGACTTTTGTTGTCGAGGTATGCGCAAATAGCGAAGATGAGGCAATCAAAATTGCTGACGAGTGTACAGCCTCAGATATGAAAGAAGTTGGCGAGCTTGAGTTTGAGTTTGATGACATTGAAGAAGAAGGAGCGTGCGAGGATGAGTAAAAAGGTAAAAGCATGGATTCGTCTTGGAGTAAGTTTCGAGATTGATAAAGACATGATTGATGATGGCAAAAAGGTTCTTGAAGCAATCAGGAACAACGGAAAAATAGACGGGGACTCCTATATCCCTGCTGGGTGCGCTGGTGGAGAAAACGATGAAGATATCGATTTCTTCTTTGACGAAGAGCAGCTCTGCAATACAGATAGCGCAGAATAGTTCTTGCTGCTATTTTGCAGTTATGGCAAAAAGGAGGAAAACGTGACAGTAAAAGAGCTTGTGCTTTTTATGCTAGACAACTTTGAGCTAGACGACGATGTTCTGTGCAAATCTGTTGGCGATAGGCACTTTATTTCTGGCCCAGTGGTGTCTGTAAGCAAAGAAGACGACATTGTGTGGGTAAATTTCGAGGCCGATGTAATTGACATCTACAACAGTGATGATGAGAAAATTTTTTCTAAATAATAGGGGGTGAGACATGCCAAATTGGGCAGACGTAAACATTGAAATTCGTGGGAAAAAAGATGCGGTCAAGGAGGTGTATGAAAACACAGTAGAGCATGGCTATGACTGGGGAAAAACAAAAATGCCAGCCCCACTAAAAGTGTACACTGCTCCTTGTGATGTTGTGTCGAAAGAAGAGTGGAGAGAGTATGCCAAAGAGTGCAGAAAGTACAAAAAAGACAATGAAAACAGCCCGTGCAGATTCGGTCTTTCAAAGATAAAAGACTCTGTCGTAAACAGGTGCGGGGCTAACGACTGGTATGATTGGGCTCTAAAAAACTGGGGAACAAAATGGAACATCGACAAAGACGACTTGGCGCACGATATTTCGTGCAGCCACAACAAAGACGAATGCTGGGCGTTCTTCTCGTTTATGTCGCCATGGAATGGGCCTTATGAGTGGTTTGTGACGATAGTGAAGGAGTATGGGCTCTCTGGTGTATTTGAAGATGGAGACTCAGGGATGTTCTATTACAGAAAGGTTGAGGCTGAAAATGGAGAAATTATCAGCGAATACGAAGGCGAGTATTCAGAGTCGCCTTGGTACGAACCGTATGATGATGAGGAGTAGACATGGACAATTATAGCGCATCTAATGCGGAGGTTGTACTGTGTTCAGATAAGCATGCTGTATTCAATTTTGAGCTTTCTGGCAACAAGTATTCACTAACTATCGATGTTGAAAACTGTAACTCGTTTGTGTATGAATTCAGGTGCTGCGAAAAAAAAGTACTTGAAAATAGGGTGCTCCACGAGTCTGTAGCATGCAAGATAACCGATGCGGTCGTACACGAGGATGATGGAGAAGTGTTTATGTATATTCATCTCCTGAAGAAGAAAAACAAGATTGTTGTAAGGTTTGAGGTCGGAGGTCACGGTGTGATTGGATACTGCAGCGTTTACCATGCTGAAGAAAATGACGATTTCGAGGCGTGGAAACTTTCCAGCGAGCATCAGTTCAGACTAGCCTAAATGCAAAGAAACGGTATTTTCTTGCAAAGAAAGGATTTTTAAAATGCGATACGAGATTCCAATGAGAGATTGCATGGCGACACATGCAGTCATCGCAAATGCTTCAGATAAAAGTGCTACATTTGAGGTAAAAATTGGCGGCGAGCAATATTCTCTTTCGGTCGAAATTGACAACTGTAAGCACTTTACATGTGCTCTATCAGCCAAAGGCAAGCAAGTGGCAAAGCATAGAATTGCTCATGAGCGCATGGCATGTTCCATCACTAGGACAAAAACAAATATTGCTCCAGATGGGACTGCTGAGCTGTACGTTTTTCTAATGAAAAGAACAAGAGAAATTGCTCTAAAGTTCGAGATAGGTGGTGAGTGTGATAAATGGTACTGTGAAATGTATGACAAGGTAAGCCTAGATGACGATTTTGAGTCTTGGGGGCCAGAGTGGATAGCGAAATTTTCAATGAAGGATGAGGATGAGGTTCACTTTTTTTGACACAGAGACTACAGGTTTTGATGAAGACGATGAGGTGGTCCAGCTTGCGTATATTGATATGGCTGGAGAAAAGCTAACTCCGTTCGTGAAAGAATTCAAGCCGTCGAAGCCAGTTGGGTTTAAGGCAATGGCAATTCATGGATTAACAAACGAATATCTTGCCGACAAGCCTATGCTCTCAGACTCTATTGAGATGGTGAGTCGATTCAAAAAGAGAGGCATGACAAGGTGTGTCGGCTTTGCGCATAACGCAGATTTTGATATCAAGATGCTCAGCAGAAATGGAGCGTCTCCAGAATACCCAGTAGTAGACACCCTAAGGTGCTCAAAGCACTTGCTTGAAGATGCAGAGGGCTATTCTCTTGGCGTGCTATATTACCAATATGGGCTCAACAGAAAAATGGATGACCTAGCAAGCAAGCTAAAAATAGACACTTCTTGTCTTGGCGCCCATAATGCAATGTATGACACAATGATGCTATATTTGTTAGCGATGCACTTGCTTGACAAGGTTGACGGGCATGTGGCTACACTTCTAAGGTTGACAAAACAGCCAGTTAAGGTAAAAGAGTTTCCGTTTGGAAAATACAAAGGGCAACGCATAAGCGATGTTGCTTCTGAAAACCCAGGGTATTTGCAATGGATGCTTGAGAATATCAGCGACATGAGTGAAGACCTGAGGTACACACTAGAACAATATGTATAAAAAGGAGGATTGACATGACTAACAAAGAGGTGCTTAAAAAGATTGAAGAAGCAAAAAAAGAAATCGCAGAGGTGCATGCATCGCTTGCTCAAGCTGAAAAAGATGGAGTTTTGAACAATGTCCTAAGCAATATCAGAAAAGAGGAAGATGACAGAAAAAAAAGAATCAAAACGATGCTCATAGACCGTGCCGAGAGTGAGGTTGCATCATTTCCGTCTGCGCAAGGCGTTATGCTTGATAAGTACGAAATCGATGAACTTTTTGAGGCAGTTGACTATATGAGGTCAAATCCAAAAAATACCATCGGATTCTCGTTTGATGTTTCCGGTTATTGTGAGGACGGATATTGTTATCCAGAGTCAGTATCCCTGATTCATCACTACTCCAAGCTCGTCAAGCTTTCCGATGAAAAGCTTGATAAATTTGCTATAGCTATAGTAAAAGACGAGCTCAGAAAAGCCATGGGTGGTGGGCTGTACTCTCCCGACATTCCGTGTAAAGTTTTTGAGACATTCTTGTCAGGCAAAATAGACTTTGACACATTAACAGAACTTACACTCGGAACATGCAAGTCGTAATAAAAAACAAACAAATATAAGGAACACTATGGAAACAAAGACAATTTCAACAAAAAACCTTTACGACACTGGCGTCGTAGCAATCATCAGCGTTGATAACGGAAATGCAATCGCAACATACGATGGCGCCGAAGCAAATGTAACGGTTATTGGGGATATCGAAGACGGAGAATATATTGCCAACATTGACTCAATCAAAAGCAAGGAAGGAGAAGAATGCATTTATGCTGAAAAAATGATTCCATATGCTGATGAGGTGTCGCTTGTAAAAACAGAAGAGCGGGTTGGCTCAAATTGCGATAGTTTCGGTGTGTACAAAAACGATGTGCTGTCTATATCAATTGCATTTCCGTCTGCCGATGAGGTAAAAAAACTTATCAGAATTCATGACTACGACAATCATGCCGATAAGCTCAATTCACTTGAACATGTTCAGTTTAGACCTGTAAAAAAAGTATATTCAGGCGATGGAGAGGAGGAGTTTGAAGAAGCAGGAATTGCAGAGGCAGACATGATTGGCTTGTACAGAAAGCAGCGCGACGGTACATGGATTTGGTTGGCAGACTTTGATGTAGAACAAGTAAACTTAGCGGCGGAGGCTGCAATTGCAATTGAAAACAAACTTAAGGAGGCCAAAAATGCTAAATAAAATTCTTGGTGGAGTTAAAGACAGATTTGTGGAAGGCTTTATTCGAGAGTATGTCAACGGCGCATACGGAGACATTGTTACGATTAACAGTGTGAAACTTGGAAAGAAGAATGGCGTAGTGTCAGATATGACTATTGATTTAACTCTTAACGGAGAAACAAAAAGTGACGAAGTCGTCATAAAAGGGGTGAAGGTTAATGACAACAATGGCGTCCTAACACTTAGTGCAGAAAGTGTTGATGCCACGAGGCCGTGGATGAAGGCACTCGTTGACAAAGTGATTGAGAAGCTAAAGCTTGACTCAAAATTCAGGGACCTTTTTAAAGGCGCATCTTTTGTTGTTGAGAATGTTTAATTACGACTTTCTTTTGAAAAGCGAACGTTTCTTTTTCTTTTCAGCAGCCTCTGCAGCTGCTGCGGCAACATCAACTGCTTTTAGGCCGCTGGCTCCACCTATTCTTGCGGCCTCTTCTCTTGCGAGCCGCCCGACTTTACCTGCAAAATCAGCGCCAGAGGCAAGGATGGCGTTGCCGCTAATTTTTAATGCGTTGTTCTTTGCAACTGCTCCCTTTTGGTATTTGCCACCTAAGCCTGCGAGAAACGATTTTTTAACTGGCTTCTTAATGAAGATAGAATTGCTTCCTTCGCGCGCTTTGTTCAGAAGGTTGTATATTGCAGGGCCGAAACTTTTTCCAGATTCATGGTCGGCAATTAGTCTTTTGGTAACATTCATGCCAGCAGCAACAGGTTCGGCGGCTGCAAACAATAGGTTTCCAGCTATCTCGCCAGCTCCCTCTTTTTTTGTTGTCGGAGACCCTTTTGCTAGTGTTTGAATGTGTTTTCCACTTACTGCATCAGTAAGCTTTGCAATGTTTCTTGTGAGTGGGTCGCTTTTGTATAGTTTTTCAAGCGCATGCAGTGATTTCTTATCGTCAAGCAGCCCGAGCCGCTCAAGGCTTGAAACCATATCTGCATAGTCTTTTGTTTTTGGGTTTTGTTTTAGCAGCCCGATAGCCCTTTTTCTAATATTTTTACTACCAAGAACTCTTGAGAGGTTCCCTTTTAGCATGTTGACTGCAATAACTCTGTCCCTGTTTCTCATATTTCTAATGCGATTACCCTCTGAATATGTGTGGTCGGCAAGTACACCGATTTCTGGAATCAGCGAGTTTTTTACTCCATCAAGGACATTTGCATTTGCGCCAGAGGCTCTATTCCTTAGCGTCTTTAGCACCGTTTCGTGAAGCGTGTTGTTATGCAGCTTTCTTAGGAGGGCGGCATTTTGTGTACCATGGACAAGCCCTGCGGCGAGACCAGACATCAGCAACCCTGAGGCCCTTTTTTCGATATGTCGCATAAATATCCTTTTTTTTAGAATTATAACAAACAAAAACACAACGGCAGAAGTCATGAGTGATAAAAAAATAGGAAGTCTTGTGGAGTTTGTTGATTATAGCCTTACAGGACTTGAGTGGAACGAATTGAAGGAGTTCTTGTCGTCAAAAAAAGGGCCCATACTCATCATACATTAAGATTGGTGATGACGGCGAGGATTATGGAGAGGAACTTATTTTTGCGGTGGAGGATGTTGAGAATATGGTTGAGGTTTGGAATAGCCTGAACCTAAAAGGAGACCCAACACCTCTTGACTACGTAATCATGTATTGCGAAGATTGATAATGCGGAAAGGATAAAGCATGAGTTGTATTAGGGTATGCGATATGGATGAGTGTGGAAGAGATGAGACTGACGGAGCAATCTTTAGTGTATCCGAGAAAGCATCACAGTATATACGCGATGAGATTGGCTCCTGGACAGTCATTGAGGACATATGTGAAGAGTGCCTGAAATACATCAAAACAGAAATTGATGTTGGAAGGCTAGGATTTGATAGTTTGCACATGTGCTTGTTGACAACAGATGAGGACGGCTGTGTGTTTACTTTTAATCATGTAATTGAATAAAGGAGAATGAAATGGTTGTAAAAGAAGACAAGGAACTTTGCGTGCTTGACGTTTCCACAGAAGAGGACGATTCAATTCTTATCTCTTCTGGGAATATTCGGATTGTCGTAAAACACAACGACATTGGTGTGTCAGTAGACATATACAATACAGAAAGCGGTGACGAGGAGCTCGTCCAGTCTTGCCAAGAATATTTTGATGCCTAAGGAGGACGACATAATGGACACAAAAGAGGAATTAAAGCGAATGTGTGAGTCAATCGCTGATGAGCTAGAAAACGAAGAGACCGATATCCAGGAATGGTTAGACCAGCAACTTTCTGTGGAAAAGGTATGTTTCTCGCCCTCTTATGGAGATGTTGTTGACTTTGAGGTCCTGTGCTCATTTGGAGGGCCAAACATCTTTGTTGATAAAGATTTTGTGAGAGGGTACTGGGGGGCAGATAGGGTGACTATTGGGTATAGCGACGACAGGTTGCTTGAGGAAATTGAAGAGCGTTATTCTGGAGGTTTTCAATGAAAAAGGTTGTTGTTTCGTGGGAAGAAAGAGTTTATAGGGTATATAGAATTGTTGAGGTTGAAGAAGGTGCAGATGACGAATGCTCAGGGCCAGTCCTGTACGAAGAAGAGGAGCCAGTAGACCTTGTCGATAGCGGAGAGATTAGCTGCGAAGACTATGATTCTAGCCAATACGCGTGGCTAAAGAAAAAGTTTGAGGATGCGAAAGATGTCTGTGCGTGATAAAGTAGTTCTGCATCACAAAAAAGACGGCGTGTTCGATATAGTATCCGCCTCTTATTGTGTTAAGGCAGAAAGGGCTATCAGTCAACAGGAGGCGACTGCATCGTCAATAGATATTGCAAAAGTTGTTGGAGACAGCCTTGCAAGAGAGATTGAGGCAACTGTGCACTCTGATGTTTTTGGGAAGAATACTCTCGATGTCGGAGTTGAAGAGCTGAGAGTTATCCGTGCTGCCCTCTCTATGTACTATGAAACTGAAGCATCGACAGATGTTGGAAGAAAGGTTGACGGAAGACCGATAAAGAACCAACATGCAGATTTTGTGCGCTCAGTTATAGAGAGAGTCAACACACTTATATGGATTAGGACGGCAGATGGACAATGATATTAGGCTAAGGCTCGAAAGAGCAAAAGAAAAAAGAATAAAAAACAAGGAGATGAAGAAGGGCACCTTGATAATAAAAGACTACATTGCTTGGCTTCATAATGAGTGGATGCCGTTTAACGGAGGAGAGGAGGTTCATCACTGGCTACCAAAGAGCAGAATTAGGCATAATGACTATTTCGTGTGCTGCATTAGCTCCAAGGAACATTACTGGGTTCATCATGGAGGAGGCTCTGTCAACGCATTCATAGATAAGCATGGGCTTGAAAATCTTCTTATGGACTCTGCTATTATGTTCGCGAATTGGCTTGGCAGTGATTCCGGTCGGCGGCATCGGTACTTTAATGAGTTTCGAGGGATGATAGAAGACATTCAAATCAACCCGGCAGACCTTAATTATGTGTTAGGTGTCACGAGGCGTGTAGCCGAGGACATTCGACTTTCAAGAATAGGGGGAAAGTAATGAAAATAGAAACAAAATACAACACAGGCGATGTTGTTATCACAATTACCGCCTATGGGTATGATGTGGTAAGAGTGGAATCCGTGAACATAAACATCAAGGATGGTCGCCCAAGCATAAGTTACTATGTCGTGGATGACGACGATATGGGTTACGAAAGAAAAGAGAGCCTTCTGTTCGCATCTCGCGAGGAGCTGATTGAGTTTGTCAACAAAGAAACGGATGGCATGCTTGAGCGCGTAAAGGTAGGCGGCGATGGCTAATCCGATGTACAAAATCGTACCGGCTCCCTTGCTTAACGTGTTCCGCATGGACGAGGAAATGGCGGTGTCTGATATGAGCGCGGTAGCCGAAAGCATGCTTGGTGATTCAGCCGCCTACATTTTCTCACTCATTGTAGCAGCAAAGCTAATAACGCTTATTGAGAAGAGCGGGAATGTACTTGTTATTGCAAATGAGGAAGACTGGGGTAGCGACATCTCAGCAAAAACAATCGAGAAGCTAAAGCCATCTGACATTAAGCTGCCGTTTAGAGCGTTCAGTATGAGCATAGACAACAAGACAGTGCTCGTTGGTCGTCTTAGAGACTTTCGTGGAGACTGGGCAGAAGAGGCGAAGAGAGAAGGTGTTATTCCTAATGACGGCATCGTTGTGTGCGTGAAAGAGCAAGACGGCCTCCACACTATCTATACGAGTTATGAAGCAAAGACATTTGGCGATGCAACAGCCAATGTAAAAAATCCTGAAATGAACGCATTGTACTACAAAGTCCTATCGGCAATCATGTACATCTCACTGTTCAAAAACGACAGGAGCCGAATCGTCGAGAAGACACGAAGAGTTAAGGCGTCTAAAAAGCGTGCAATACCAAAGCATGTAGAGAGAATCATTACCCTCTCTATGGAAGCACATACGGAAAATACGGAAATTATAGAAGGGCAATCCAAAAATTATTCGAAGGCGTGGATTGTGCGAGGACACTGGAGAAACCAGTGGTATTCCAAAGAAGGCATACATAAGCCGAAATGGATAGACCCTTACTGGAAGGGAAAAGGCAAAGAGGTAATCAGAAAAACATACAAACTGAAAAACAAGGAGAAAGAATGACACGTGTGCTATTTGTGAGAAACATTGAGGAGCCGCTGAAGGGTGATGTTATGGCGATTTTTGTTGACGACAAATATGACGAAAGCTCTAGCTTTATCACGGCATATGAGTTTGTCGGGCAACATAGTGCTGCGTCATGGGAGTTTGTCAGAGACAAGACAATCCCAACAAAATCGGCAATTGATTGCCATGGCTCGCTTTTGAAACATCTTGAAAATGTTGTTGGGTATACAGACCTTGCTCTTGTTGACTGGAGTGATGTTCCAAGCCTCACATATCCGGTTGTCAATCCAGCTGATGACAACACAAATGAGGCACAATGTAGCCTATGCAGAAAGATTACATCAGCGTTTGTAAAAACATCGGATATTTCAGCGGGTCGTGAGAAAATAATCGAAGATTCTGGACTGAAGGGCGAGGTGCTATGCACTGATTGTGCTGCAAAGTTTAAGAACATAACTGACGAAGAAGCATGCATGGAGGATTTGTAATGTATATTTTGGTTGAGGATTCGTATGACTACTACGGGAGATGGCTGAATGGAATGATGCACATCGGAGAAGATGGGATACTCGTAAACATTAGGCGATTCGGATATGGAGATAGCGGTATTAAGCATATCGCAAATCTGGCAAACAGCTTTTCTACAAGAGATGCGTTTGATGAAGATATCTATTGGGTTGATGACGAGAGCAATCTTGTCTATATCATGGAAGAGGCAAAGCTTGTAAAGCAGGACGGAGTCAACAAGCTTACCGACCAAAAGATTTCTTTGGTATTTCCAGAGGCAGCAAAACACCATATTGATAAGGTTGTTAAGAGGCTGAAGGAAAATGGGTTTATCGATGTCGAACACAAAGTAGTAAAAACATTTGGCATTAGCTGTGAAGAAGCCAAAGAGCTTCTGCCTGACGATATTGATTGCGGAGGAGAAAATGACTGATAGAGAGGTAAAGATTTCAAATCTTGGTGAGGTGTTTGTTGTTCGTGACAATGGAAACGATAAGGCTGTTGACCTATACGCTACCAAGGATATCTATCCGGCATATTTCAGAGTAAAAAGCGAGTACCACAAGGAGGACGACTATTCTGAAGAGGCTGTAGATAGAATAAAGAAATTCCTGGCATCATATAGGCTCGGAAAAGATGTGTATGTATCTTCTATGACAGTAGAGGAAGACGAAAAAATCAAGAGCTATGATTTTGGATACGACAGCTTTGAAACTTCTTTGGGCAAGTTTGACTCAGAAGAAAAGATTTACGAAATCATTGATAAGTTGTATGATATTTCTTTTCGTGGCGTCCCTCAGTATCTCGGAGAGTTTGATTTCGGAGAGTATGATACAGATTTCGACGGCCAGCAGGAGATGATTGTTGATGCAATGCACTTTGCGGAGACAGCCGCAGGAAATCAGATGCGCCTGTTGGATGTATTGGATTCTGATTATGACGACCCGGAATGTACAGGGTATTTCAAGAACGAGTGGGACGGAGACTATCATCTGTTCTATGGCGACTCACTTGTTACTAATGAATCGTGCGAGTTCACCGAATATGTTGATGGCAGAGTCTATAATGCAACAGAGAGCGTGCTTGATGATTTCTGGCAGCTTGGCGGCGTTGACTGTATGATTGATGAAATCAAAAGCATCGACACCGAAGAGAGACTCGCTATTTATGCAAGAAAAGGCAAGGACTGGTATGTCGGCTTTAGCGTCATAATGGAAGAGGTATATATCTCGTGGGTATACGACGATGACGGGGAGAGGGAAATAGAGGAAGACCCTATCTATATCTACTATATCATTGAGGACAAGAAGGCCCAAGAAAAAGCTGTTGAGATTCTGATTGACACGAAAAACTCTCTTGATGTGGCTGGAGAGACAGAAAGGTATGCCTTTGATGCAGAAAATGGAGCTCCGTTGGCCTTGCGGAAAATGTTCGAAGATTCTTATGAGCTTGAACGGGCAATAGCGGACAATATAGAGTCGTACACAATTGACGCAGAGGATGCCGTTAGGGACGCTGTTGAAAAACTGATTTATGACAATACTGACGAAAGCTTGGTTATCTTTGGAAGATATAAGCACCTGCAGATAATCAAAAAGCTGGCAGAGGAGGACGGATGCTCGCTAGTTAGAACGCCTGTCCTTGGAACGTTGTCGGCAGAGAGGTTTGCGGTAAAATGCGAAGATGAAGAATATCACTTCGAGCTTGCAGAACTACTTTCGTCAAGCCCTAAGGACTTTTACGACACAATCAAGAAGAAGCTTGAGAATCGGGCTAAGCAAAAAAAGGAAGAGTCTGCGCTTATGCGAAGAGCTTCACACGTATTCGTTGGAATAGACGATAGCGTAGAGAGTGGAAACTGTATGCCAGGGACGCTTGAGTTTACCCGCAAGCACGGGATTGATAGAAGCAGAATCGGTGGAGTTCGTGGAGACGTGCTACTTGCAATGGAAAACTCCAGCTTTGTAAAGCGTGCAGTAATCCATGCAATAAAGAGACAATCGGCAAAACACCAATTATTGTAAAAGGAGGAACAACAATGGAAGATAATCTTAATAGGGAGCTGCACCACGAACAGCTTCGACTGCAAAGGATTGCTGCAGACATAAATGGACTACTTGTCCCGCCAGAATGGAAGGCTATCTTGTTTAAGATGGTCGTAACAAGGGGAATCAGGAGCGTAAAGGATATCCTTGAGGACCTTGAGGATATCGCAATAAATGAGACTCCTGTCGTTAAGGAATTGTGCCTTGAGAAGAAGCTTGTTGGCATAAAGACAATACGAGAAGTTGCGGTAAAGTTTTCCGACAAATGCCAGCGAGAGTTCTACGCTGCTGTTCTGCAGCATGGGGCGAAAAGTAAAGAGGCAAAGCTTGTAATATCAAAATGCAAAAAAGGAGAAGGTGATGCAACACTGTTCGACTTCTACGAAGACTGATGAGCTGAAGGTTTTGTATATTCGGCCAAATATTACGGTTGAAGAGATTTGGCCTGGAGGCCCAGCGGAATACAATTATAAGGGGGTTAGTTTTTACTTATTTAAGGACTTTGATACGGCAACCAAATGGGCAAATGGGGAAATAGGTGATGATGCAATCATTGCAACGTCGGACAACCAATTCGAAAAAGATGACGTGAAAAAAATTGAGAAATTGCCGTAAAGTTTGCCTATCGTAGGTAAAATATGGTATACTCTCAATCCAACTAAGGAGGTAAAATAATATGTTCAACCAATTCATAGGTATGGGAAATCTAACAAGAGATGTAGAAATCAAGTACACACCAAGCGGAACCGCAATCGGAAACTCAGCAATTGCCATGACTAGAAAGTGGAAAGACAACACTGGTACACAGAAGGAGGAAACTACATTCATTGACATTACGTTTTTTGGAAGAAACGCAGAGGTAGCAAACCAATACCTCAGCAAGGGGTCACGGATTCTTATTTCTGGTAGACTAAATCAGGACCAATGGACTGCAAACGATGGCACAAAGCGCTCAAAGCACACAATTGTTGTGTCTGAGTTCAAGATGCTTTCATGCAAAGATTCTTCCGGTGGCACAGGTGGCAGCTCTGGCTATGGAGGACGCAGCCAACCACAGCAGCAACAACAGAGCCAGCAGCCAGCCGAGCCTGAGTATCCAGAAATCGATATAGACGAAGAAGAAATTCCGTTTTAACCATGAAGTTCATGATGTCTGCGGCTGCGTTTATGCTTGTTGATGCGATAAACGCTCCAGATGGAAGTGCCAAAAGAGTGAAGAAGGCGCTGTTCAAGGCTCTTAAAAAAGATGTTCTTGAAGAGGTGAATTCGTCTGTGGGTGAGCCAACGCAGTGTGTTGCTTTTGCCAAAGAAGCAATCAAGTTTGCATCTGCCGAAGCAGGTATTGCAATTGACAACATAAACGTAGGTGTGGTTCTTCTTACAATGCTTACAGTTTACGGGTGTGAGTTTGAAGAGACAAACGCAAGCAAGAGGCATATGGTCGAGCTGAAAAATATGATGTGGAACACGTCAGACAATTTCGGCTCTCTTAGGTTTGCAAATAGGCTTGTAAGATATATATGCAGTGCGCAAATATGCGCAGACGCAAAGCCTAGCGATTGCATTTGCAACAAAAACAAAAAAATAACAGAAAAGGGGAAAAGATGACAAAGCTTAGCGCTGTAGAAAAACTTATTGCTGGAGAATGCGATATTCTTATTCACGGAAAATCAGAGTTCGTACTACTTAACGGTGCCGTCGTAAACAAGAAGTCAAAAAAGCCTATGGAAATGAAAGACCTGATGGAAGAAGGATGGGTATGCAAAAGCCTTCCAAAATGGTACGACAAGCTTATTTCAGGGGAAGTCAAGTTTGTGCTGGCCAAAGCTTTTGGAGACCCAGTCGTTGTCGATAAGGCTGAAGCCGAGGAAGCAATCAAGAACGGAACTATTAGCGAGTATGTTCCAATGACACTTGACGATGCAAAAGAGATTATTGTTGCCGAAGGCAAAAAGCCTGTTCGAAGAAAGCGAAAGAACAAGAGCGAAGCCGCCAACGAAAAAAAAGAAGACAAAGAGGTTGACACTCAGTCGGAAAGTAGTTCTTGTGAGGAGGAACACTTGACTAAGCCAGAGAAGCCAATGGCAAATCAGGAGGAGCATAATGAACAAGAAGATGTCATCGACGCTGGTTCGTGCGTTGCGAATGCTGTTGGAATGAGCGAAAAAGAAGATGTTTCTACTGATGAGGAGGTCGGCGAAGAGCCCCCTTTCGACGTAACCGAAGATTTGTCTCAGAGCAAGAGCAGCGAGAATACTGCCTTGCAAAAGGACGATGTTGGTGACAAGATGACACAGGTAAAAAATAGGCTTGTCTCGCTTGGCTTGAACGAAGAAGATTTTGAAGAGTTCATTGAGCACATGAAAATCAGCTTTGATGTTGAACCAGATTCATACCTAGAGGATGAAGAAAGTGTAATCAAGGAGGACATCGAGGGGTATTACACTCAATTCCCAAAGGAGTAAGCCCAGAAGGAGAGATATCCGGTGGCGTCAAGAGGCTATATATGTCTCTTGGCGTTCGTGATGAAGAGTGGGCTGACTTCTGGGCGTGGAGCGGAAAACAGGCCCACAACTGGGTTAAGAATGGACGTGGCTTCATGACCACTAAGATAATTGAATACAAAGAACACAAGGAGGTGAGAAAATGAGCTGACTTAACAATTATTGTTCGAGGTACAGGAAAAGGTGCGCATAAATGCGCTTATATAAAAAACGAAAACAAAATATAAGGGGATTAAGATGAAAAACGAATTCAAAAAAGGCACAATTTTCAAAGTAAAAAACGGGGAAGAGCTTGTCGTGACAAAAGTTGATGACAGTCACTATGTATGTGTAGGCGAAAACGAAGACGGAAAGCCCTATGGAATCAAGATTTGCAAATCTGAACTGAAGGCATGCAACAAAGAGGACGCCGAGGAATACACAGTGGTTGAGGCAAACGGAGAACCTATCGGCAGAGACGAAGAATATGAGCGGCAGTATCATATCGTCAAAGTCGTAAACTTTTTTGAAGAGGACACCGAATCTTTCGTCTTTGAAACAGAAGAAGAGGCCAAACAGTTTATTGAGCTCATTGATAAGTCAAAGAATGCGACTCTTCTGTACTATGGAGTTGGGGAGCTTTCTCAAAAGGGCATCGAAAAAGTAAAAGAGGTCGAAGAAATCAAAAAGCACTCAGAGCGAAAGGTTGTCGAAAACGACGACAGCGATGATATTCCCGGTGCTGTAATGCAGATTATTGTGGACATCATCAAGGGTGTACAAGCCAAAAAAGACAAAAAAGACATCGACGAACTGCTGGAAGAGATTTTCGGAAAGTAACGTCTTGACGCGGGCTATTCGCCCGCTGTTTGTGGCTGTATTTTTTTTTAGATTACACCTGGATTCCGAGCTTGATTCCAGCTAACTTTCTAATCAAATACTTAGCGAGCTCAACCCCTTCTTCTCTTGTGAGGAATGCGTCCTCTCCTTCGTATACACAGTTTGCTCCAGAAATCTCCATAAAATCATTAACTTTTTGTTTTGCAGCAGCAATGCCTATTGGGGCTTCAAGGTGAAGCTCAAGTGTTGAGCCAGCTGTCTTCAGACTGCTGTCATATAGTGCTTTTATTGTTGCCACGTTTGAGCTCTCATACGCTTCTTCTGTTATCTCTGCGTCCTGCGCAATAATTCCATCTGTCTGGATGTAGCCGTTTGTGAGCCAGTCAATTGTGTACGTAGATGACGCCACATTAATATTTCTGGCCCTTATGCTTGGGATTGATGCGAGCCTAAACACAAAAACATTTGAACCCTTGGCTTTTGAAATCATAGCCATTGATGTTTTAATTGAAACGTTCCAGTCGTCAGAATCAACAGGAATCGTCTCATTAACTTTGTAGCACATTGTATCAAGGATGGATAGTTTTGCAGCTGTTGCATCGTCGCTGTTTTCATCAACAGCAACATTGCTTGAATACGAACAGTAGTCTGCGTAGAACTGTCCGTCAACAAGGATTGAGTTTGATTCGATGTACTGCTTTGTTAGAAGTGACATATCAGTTTCTGCTGAAGCATCCTCAACAACAACACCTGGGATTGCTCCAGAAGACTTCGGATAGAAGAAGTTTGACATGCTCTGTGGAGTATATTGATAAAATTTTGACACATCGTAATTCTTCAATACGACTGTAGGAGCCTCAAGAGGAGTGCCATTTGGGATAGCCATTCTAACTGTTCCATAGTAGTCATAAGACCTGATGAAATCATATGAAAGCTCTACCCCACTCTCAGCAGTCCGAAGCAATGTGTCTGCATATTTTAGTGCGTCTGCAAAAGTATTCAAATCCTCAAAAGTTATATTTTCAGCCATATTCGTCCTTTATGTATATACTCTTACGCCCTCAAACATGCTTTTCGACACAGCTTGGTCTGGATAAACCGTCTCTTGCTTTCTTAGTTTTCTTCGCAAGCTTTCACCTGCTGCAAGTCCTCCACTGGCAAGAATAAAGTACCCAAGTCCAGTGTCAAACTTTTTCTTGTCAATGCCTGCCGCTGATTTTCCAAGCTTGTTTTTAATTGCCCTAAGCGAGCGAAGAATGTCATTTGTGTTTCGAGCAGACGCCTCTTTTTTAAGCTCTTCGTCTTTTTTCCCTCTGAGCGTCCTATATGCGTACTGTGCTGGACCTATAAGGCTTGAGCCCAACATCAATGCGCCCAGCAGGGCTCCACCTATATTTTTACCCCTAAATGCTCTTGCGATGCTTCCCATTTCACGACGTGTTCTCTTAATGTTTCTTTTCGGAGAAAGGATTCCAGCAACCATCTTCTTTGTCCCAACACGATTGCCAAGCTTCATGGTGTCGATAGTATTCATCATCACGCCGGTTCCAAGCGTACCGCTTGCAAGTGCTGGGAGGAGGATTGCCCCAAAGTGCTTTGCGTTGAAATCCTTATCATTTCTATATCTTTCTTCAGCCTTTGACTGAAGGTAGTCGAACGGAGTAGATAGTGCTGCTCCAGCAAGTCCTCCAAGAACAAGGTTCCGTGTTCTCAGTCCAGCGGAATACAGCGACGGATGCCTTCTGCCAGCAACAAGCTTTTTTGATACTGGAGAAACTAGAGACCCTGCGCCAAACGCCATGTTCCCAAGGGCGTTAAATCCATATAGTGTTTTTGGGTCTGAACTGTCTTGTGTCGCAACTCTTACTGATGCATCATGGGGGACGACCCTAGGTCCTTTTGATAATAGTTCATCTGGTTGTGTTGCCATGGTTTACCTACTGCTTAGAATTTTACTCTGTCTAAGATTATACCATAGCGTTTGACAATATCTTGCATGTCCTCGTCGGCCACTTCTCTCTGCAGTTTCCAATGCAAAAACTCTGCAACAAACCTGGCGCCACCGTCTGTTTTTTTGCCAGAAACATAAGCCCATCTATCGTGAAACTGTGAGCCTTCTTCGATACGGTATTTTATGTTGTGCCATAGAGTAAGAGCGCCAATGAGGTTCGAGCTTTTTGCGAAATCAAGCCCTTGTATTGAGGAGATTCTTTTAAGTTCAAGTCCACACCATTTTTTTGTCTCAAGGTCTATTGGAAGCTGTTTTTCTTTTAGTCGCCTGTTCATAGAAGACAAAAATAATTTGTCATCGCTCCTTATTGACCCAAGCATCAATATTTTCTCAATCCTGTCTATATCGTTCATATCAAACCCATGCGACTTTAGCCACATTCTATTTTCTATTTCAGAAACAGATATTCCCCACTGAGCTGGGCCAAATACAACTCTTTTGTTGTGCGCAGGGCCAAACAGTCTGAAAGTATAAGGGCACGGGTCTTTTCTCTTTAACCCATAGAGAGCTGATATCGCTGATGAATACGCATTTTGTATGCTAAACAACTGCCCCGTCCTAATGTTGTATTTTATAGACAGTATTCTACACTAAAAAAGTTAAAAACATAACAAGATTCCCATTTTCTGGGGATAATGCTTCGAGTGCTTCTATAGTGCCGGTGTGTGCTGCTGCTTAAAAAACAGTGTATGTGTTGCAATATGAATGATATATGCTATTAGCGCCATTGGCCAAAAACAAACCGCGATAACCCCATACACTCCAAGCTCTTCGTCTCTTGATTTTATTGCAACCAGTAACGCTACTGTAATGATTGCCCATACTACAAGGATGAGACTCATCGTTATCCTCCGTGGAACTTTTATTTGGAAAATTATACCACATCAACTCTTTGTTCTATAGTGTTCCTATGTTGACCTATGTAAATTTTTTTGTTACTATTCGTTTGCGGTAAAAAACCGCCGTCCTAAAAAGGGCGTGTAAGTGCCGGGCAGTCCGTACGGAGTCGCACGATTTTTTTGCCACTCATACCTCCTTTCAGGCTGGGGCATTCCCCTCCCCAGCCCTGTCGTATCTTTCAATAAGCTTTCTTATGTTAGACGATGTCATCTCAACACCAGAGAGAAGCTGCATCCTCTTGTTGTTTAAATCCACAAACTCTTCGACCACATCGTTCGGTGTTTCATTTACTGGCACAGGCAGCTCTCTCATAAAAGATATTGTCATTCCATTCTTCGGCATTTCTGTATTGATTGCATCAATGACATCTCTCCTGTTAAACCAAAGCATTAGTCTCACAGAGCGCTCAACTCCTTTCGGGTCAACAACAAAAGAGTGGAATGGTGGAACTGTAATCTTCCTGTCAGTCTGCGCATACCAAGCAACACCATTGAACGTCTTTCTTCCTGGAAAGATGATGCAGCGTGATGTAAGAATCTGTCTTTTGAGAATAGTAGGTGAGTACTTAACTGTAGCTGGCTCAATCAATGGGTTCGGGAAAGCAAAGTTGTACCGTATCTCATCGGAAGACAGAACACGGATTGGTCCTTCAATCAAATCCTTCTTTCTGTACAGCCGCTCTTTCCCGAATAGCCTCCCGCCCCAATCTTCAACAAGTATATACAACGGAACAAGAGTCATGCCCTCATTATATGCTTTCCTCTTCAACTCTGAGAATGTCATTTGAGAATCCTATCGATGTTTTCGTTGCAGGAAGATACAACCTTCAATCCATAATTATGCCAGATACCTTCTGAAGTTACATCAGCAAGGCTCCCGATTCTACTCTCATCAGGATAGAAGTACTTAGCCATGTACTCTCCATTGTGCCACACTATCTCAAAGAGATGCCCATCTTCCTCTACAATGTCTCCAACGTTTATCTCTCTACCATCTACATCAACAAGAGCTTCCATTTTTCAATCCTTATTTTTTTCTACGACCCGTAGTAAAGTATTTAAAAGCTAGCTTTCTACACCCCGTAGTCAGTATTGCAATTATACCATTACTACACCCCGTAGACAATAGTATGATTTTTGTTTTCTACAACCCGTAGTAAAAAGTTGAGATATCACCTTTGCTGCAAGAGAGCAGATAGGATTGTATGTATTTTCTACAACCCGTAGAAAAGGTTGTCAAGAGAAGCGTTCTACAACCCGTAGAAAAAACAATACGCAAGTACTTTCTACAACCCGTAGTACTGTATTGTTTCTTGCAAACACTAAGCGAGAATTGATTGGTAGAAAAGCCCAATGTGCCCTATCATAGGGAAAAAGACAGGTGCTCCGGACCAAAATAGGTATAGAGGTATAACATAGCAGAGCATAACCAACAAAAGCCCACACATATTTTTGACACCAAGGTGTAGAAAACTCATTTTTGCTAAAAAAACGCTTACTACGGGTTGTAGTACGATTTTTGGTGTTCCGTATAACATAGGTGCTCTGGCCTAAGTGTTCTGGACATATGGAGCCACCCCAACCCATATACATACAAAGCAAACCAAACCCCATTAAAGGAGTACTAACAGCCAAAGAATCATATAGTGAGTATAGATAGGAAAGGAATAGTAGTATTGAGAAGAAGTGTTGTTGTTTTGTTTTGGGGTTTTGGGGGTTTTTGGGTGTGGTCGTACAACACGCAAACCCCCTACGATAGCCACTTTCTAAGCGGTGGGCGGCGCTTTTCCGTAGCGGCTGAACCGAACCTTAACCTAGCCGATAGGCTATAAGTCAAGGTTTCAGCTCAACCGCCATTGGAGTAGTGGCTGGGATAGGAACACTAGTGGGCGTCCACCATCCTTGGGAGTATTATAGCACTATTATTTCAAGAATGTGAAGAGTGCTTGTCGTGAAATCTATCGCTATGTTCCCGAATGTCTTCAAATAGAGTAGACCTTCCAGATACTCCTCTATACCTGTCCTTCTCTTTCCAGTCGATTTCCCCAAGAACAAGAATACTCTCTTTGGTGTAGTTGTATATTTCGTCAAAGTACATAACATCACGAACCTTTTGCAGAGCAGCTTCAATTGCAATCATGACTGCATCAAACCCAAGCTGTGCACAGAGTACATCCTTGAAGCCACTAATGCTTTTGGCGACAGTAAGAGATGAGATAAGGATTTTGGCCTGCTGCTCAAATGTGAATCTTTCCACGAACGGGGATGCCGCATCAAAGAACAGATGTTTTCTTAGTGAGTTGTGTGCTCCAGACCATGTTATTTCTCCGTCGTCTCCGGGAGTGAGGCTGATTTTCCTAAACAATGGTGACTCTGTGTCTGACCACATAGTGTTTACAAGCTCTTCTATGCGAACACGCCTGTACTCACTAAGAAACAACGGTCTTGAGCCTACGATTTCGTCAAAAATTTCAGAGAGCACCTTGTCCCTATGCTTGAAGCATCTTGTATACTCGACAAGAACCCATGCCATATCAGAATCACGCTCATATGGGATAATTTCGATTGGCACCTTCTCGCCCCTAAAATGCGACAAGTCAAACCTGTACATCAAGAAGAACGAATCACCTGGAACAATTATTTCCCCGTCATCATATAAGATATCAGGCTTATACGCAACAGCGACAGCTGGAATTCGAGCTCCACTTTCCCCTGTAGATGATTTTATGAGTGGGTTGTTATTCTTCAGCCACTCTTTGTCAATTGAGCCGATTGTTATATCCCCAGTTGAAAACACAGGTATCCTCATAAGCCACTCCTTTTTGCTAAGAATACCGTATTGTACAGTATTTTGCTTTGATTAGCATAAAGATGTACAGCATTAAAAAGCAAGTTTGATTGGGGTGAGACAGAAAGCCCCAACAAGTTATTATTGCGACTGCAATTATGTTGGAGCGAGTTCTTTCTTTTGGAGTAAAAAAGAAGAGACAGGGCAGTGAGGCCCTGACATAAAAAGTAGCAATGTCATTGTACACCGATATCCATTTGATTGTCAAGCAATCATGGATTCACGATGTTTTGTTGTCTATATTGATGGTGTAGTGGAGTGGTAGTTATTGTCCAGCTGCGTCGCTGCTGTCGCTTCTGGCTGCGACTCTTTTTTTTAGGTAGTAGGCTACGTATATTGTGACACCGATTACTGCAGTTACTATTGATACCCCTGCCGAAATCAGCACAAAAAAAATCAGTATCGGGATGTATGCGCTTTCTGATAGTGTCATGTGTTAAATCTTTTTTACTCTTGGTGTCTTTGGTAGTCCAATCCTGGATGTTGGCCTCTTCGGTCTCTTGACATAGGTTAAATACCTTTGTGTCCTGCTCATTTTCTTCTTCTGAATGTCGTTCCAAGTAGCGCTGACCTTGTCAATAACCTGGGCGCTATCTGGTGAAACAGAGGCAATGTCTCTATCTAAATCAGTGACAACGAGCCCACACTTTTTAATGCTTTTTTTCTTTTTGATGGTTTTTTTTGACATCTTTGCGCCTTGTGTGCATATTCATTCGAATTATATCCAAAAGAGTGTAAAAAAATAAGCCTTCACCTTTGTGTTGTATAATACCAAAAACGCTTTGCCGGAGGTGCAATCTTGTTTACTGATGACCCAATGCTAGTAGCGTACATACTCATAGGTGTGGCTGTGATGGCATTTGCCACTACAGTTGTTTGCATGTCGTGTGGTGCTGGACTATGACTGGTACAACATCACAATATCCAACTCCGCTCATCTTCCTGACAATAGTCAACGATAAAAATGCTCCATATGCTGTGACACCACCAATCCATGTTGACAGAATGTACCAGAACTCACCAGAGTTCATAAGGCTTGCAATAAGTGAACTTAATAGGATAGAGACAACCGGGGTCACACACTTGGATATAACAGGAATTGTCCTCCCTGGCGGCGAACTTGTCCTATTTGAAGAGCCGGGAACAGAATACATGTCTCCAGCACACTTCAATCTTCCGTAAGAAAAATAACCCTTCTTTGTTATAATACCATCAAGTGTATTGGCCAATATACTACACTTTCATAAAACTTGCGCAAGGATTAGAGAATGAATAAAACATTTGACTTCTCGAAGATTACTGGCAGCGAAGAGCTCATTTCAAAAATGGCACAAGCCTTAGCTGACGACAACGGTATTCAGAGAGAACAAACACAGGACGCGGACAAAACAGCCGGAGTGTCACCGGACAAGATGAGAGCAGCGCTTGAAAGGCTGATAAAAAGTGGAGAGAGGAGCCCAGAGGCTATCAAGAAGTACCAATATCTCAGAGACTCTGTCAGAAAAAAAGATTTTGGAAGAAAAGCAGGTCGTAGCATCAAGAAAAAGGACATACTTGGAACAGCAGCAAACATTTCAGCTGGGTTGCGCTTCGGTGAGCACCGAAGAACATTACTGAAGACGGCTGAGGACGAGAGTTATGCATCGCTGTTTTCTGCGAGGTTGAAAGCCGACCTTGAGAAGGACGCAGGAGGAGAGTCTTCGGAAGAGTCACTAAGAAAGGCTCAGGAAGAGATGACAATCGCAGGGAATGCAAAGAAGAGAGCGAAAGACGGAGCCAAGGCTGGCGCAATCGCTGCCCTTGCTTATGGGTATGCAAACGCAAAAGGAACTCCGAAGAAAAAAGCCATTAAAGCTCTATGGAACGCAGGCTCTGGATTGGTGTATGGAGGAGGAGCAGGCTATGCAGGAGGAGCAATCGAGAGAGCTATCCTTAGACCTACACCGGAGAGACTGCAGAAAGCATACTTAAAAAGAAGACTTGGTTACGGAGACCTGAGCGAGAGGACTGCCGAAGAAAAGATTGCAGTAAGCGGAGCAGCCTATCTTAATGGCCCAATCGATGCCAGGACAATGACTGAGCCAAAAAAGAGCATAAGAAAGAGTACCGGCACAACATTCAAGTCGTCAAGTGGGAGAATAACTTCTGTTGACAAAGCAACACAAAATATGCGGAAGACAATCGCAAAGAGAAAAGCGAATGATATTTGGAAGAAGCAATTCATTGAGGGCGGCAACAGCATGCTCAAGCCCCTTCGAATCCTAGCTGCAGGACTTGGTCCAAAGCATTTCCTGACAAAAAGGGTATTCTGATGTCTGCAAGATGGGAAAAAGAAGTCGTAAAGAGACTGATGTCTGGGAAATATAGCGACTCAGCAAGAATCACTAGACGAATCAATAGTGAAATCGCTAAAGATGGTGGGAAAATCACACCATCTCGTGTGCTTGCTGCAAAGAACATCAAGAAGGTAAACAAGTCGGTGCGTAAATCAACTGGCCTGTCGTATGGTGCAGATAGAAATCTGCTTTTCATTAAAGACAAACTACGAGGTGCGTAATGAAATCACAAGTACTAAAAAAGCTCACAGACCTTATTGTTGATGAGGCAACAAAGCAAATTGCAAGCAACTATCACGAACTGCTGCCTAAAATCGTAAAGGTTGACGTTGACCATGTAGAAGATGACCTGTCATATGCTGTCGGCGCCATCTACTTCGTCATCAATGGAAGAGTTCTGTTCTGTCCAATCATCTACAGAAATGGTGCGGTAGACGCAATCTCCTATATTGGAGACACAGATACAGAGCGTCTATACGGTATGACAAAAAAGATGTACAAGAAGCTAATCAATGCATCGAAGGTTGCAAGCTTTGGAGAAGTAGTCGATAAGGCAGAGGCAGACAGAATCACGGTTGACCAGGGAATCATCGGTAGACTGTTTGCAACGCCACAAACTCTTTCGCCAAAGGTGGCAGAGGACAACTATACTGTAATCAGCGCTCTTGTTGAAAACCCTGCTTTCGCTGAGCAGTTTGTCAAGCTTGCAAATGACAGTGAGATGGGAGAGGTGCTGCACAGCAACTATCCAGATGAGTTGTTCAAGAAGGCAAAGCAGACTGTCACCATGCATAAGATTGCGACAGCGACAAGAGAGAAGCATGACGGCAAAGTGTATACGAAGATTGCCGAGCTGAAAGAGCTTCCTGAGAGTGTCAGGACTGATGCGGCAAAGCAAATTGCAACCAATGGGTTCTACAAGCACGCAGCTAAGGATGCGGAAAAAATAAAGACAAAGCGTGTCGTTATGCAGGTTCCTCTTCTTGGCGAAATGCTAATGAAGGCCAAGTCAAACCTTGAGATTCTCACGGAGCCCGGAATTTACAACGCGCTTACTCGTGACCTTGACCTTAGACCTGTTGTCGTTGCTACAAAAGGTGGCTCTACCCAGAATGTGATGTTCTACAAAGGAAGAAGCAAGATTGTGCATGACATCGCTCAACACGCAGGCAGAAAAGAAGCGTGGTATAACCCGAATCCAGAAAGACCTCCATATGTTGGACTTGAAGCCGCTGCTGTTAACGATGACCCACGTGCACACATCGCTGCAATCTTTGGTGGCGAGGTTGACCCGAAAAAGGCAAGATACCTGTTTGTTACCGCATCCAAAAACGACATTGAGTTTTATGAGATTGTTGCAGTTACGAAAGTCGGGAATAAACTTGTCGTAGAAGTGTACGGCGACGATGACAATCGTCAGATTATTGTTGGAGAGGATTATGGGTATACGAGAAGAGGTAAAGAGATTTACGTCAACCCAAACCATGTTCTATTCCTCGGTAAAGGAAACGCATTTGCATTGTCGTCAGCCAAAAAAGAACATACAAATGATATTGACCCATTCTCTGAGCTGATGACTCTTGACGGTTTTGATGAGACTTTCATCAAGACTGCTTCATTTGACGTTAGGTATTCAGCTGGTATGTTTGAGTACGATGGAGCAAGATTCACAAGAGAACAGATTCTTAAGAAGCTTGCAGAAGACGGGTTCAATGGAGAGGATGTGTCTAAAATCATCAAGACAGCAGAAGACTCAGCTGGCTTCCCAGTGGATTTTAAAGTTCTGAGTGATACACTTCGTGCAATACTTGCGCAGCTTGCAGAGAACAAGATTGCACTTGCTGACCTGCGTGCTGCTATGTTACGGATACAAGGAGGACAAGATGCGGGGACTGCACCTGAAGAAGGAGAAACTGAGAGCGGACGAGCTGGGATGGTATCGGCTGCAGGAGGACAAGGAGTGGTGGGAGAAGGAGGTCAGCCTGAAGCCACTACTCAAGGAGCTCAGGGAGATGACCAAGCAATCATTGACCAGATTAACCAACTGGCTGCTTCAGTGGGCATCAACGGAGCAGATGTACTCGCAGCCGGGCAAGCACAAGGAATGGCTCCTGCCCAAATCCTTCAGCAACTACAAGCGGAGATAGCGCAACTACAACAGGCACAGGGCCAGGCTGCTGCTCAACAACAAGCGCCAGCAGAGCAAGATGCGGGAGTTCCTGCTGGTGATGCTACTGCAGCTTCGCCGCAGAATGATGGAACGGACACTGGAATCGGTGCCCAGAATGGTGATATTGTGGCCCAACAAGAAGAGGCAGCCAATCTTGCAGGCGAGGGGTACAATCTGAATGTTGACCCTAATGTTCTTGCGCAGCTGTCTCAGATTGCCGATAAGGATGTCTTGACAGCCGCAATTATCTCGTATCTCGTAGACACTGACGATACGAGGAGCATTGCGATGAAGTATATTGACGACATTCTTACCGGCGTCAATGGACTTGCGAGAACACTGCTTATGATTGAGATTCAAAGAAACAAGTTCTCGGAGCAAGTCGGGGACAAGAAGATTGCACAGTTCCTTGCGAAAGGAAAGACTCTTCTTAATAGACTGACAGACTTTGCTGTTGACGTAGCAGTTATCGACTGATAGGACATAAATGCACAGGCTGACGATTTTCAATGAGGAATTTTCTTTGTCATGGGAACCAGAGTCGGACAAGGCGTTCGACCTGGCTCTTGAGATAAGCTCATACCTCCAGGGGAAAATAGAATCGGTATCGGATGATGCAAAGAAGTTGCTTGAGATAGAGCAGAACCCTGTGTTCTCAAGATTCTTCAAGCTGATGCTGATTACCGATAAGCCTGGCGTTGACGCAATAGAATACATACATATGGCAACTGGTCTCGATAAAGAGCTTATTTCTGTTTACAAAGAGCTGTTTTTCGATACCAGTAGGCTTATGGGAGAACTTGGGAAGACCGCATTCTATATTGAGTTGCAGCGAAACAACCCAATAGGCTCTGAAGAGTATGAATTCGGGAAGATGCTGGAAGAAGCTCATATCGGCGGCCCAGATGTTGTGCTTGACAACTTCAATATAGACACAAACGGATATGATGACAACGCATACAGACGGTTCGCAGCAAAGCGTGCTATGTATGACTATAAGATGCTTAGACGAACAGGCGACTACGAGACGTTCTCTAATAGAATGAACGCCAACAATGCTATAATTACAACAATCGATAAATCTGTTCCTAAGTCTGCAGATAGCGCCAAAAATGACATCCAAAGACTTGTGTCTGTCATTGAGGAGATATCTAAGCAGGGGGCAATTTCTAATGATGTTGATGTTCCGGTCTTTGACCCTGCTCATGAGGAAATCATAGAGGTTCCAGCAAACAGCGTTGAAGATTTGGGAGAATATATAGCACTTGAGCACAAAGAGGAAGAAGATGAGCAACCAGAAGAGAAAGAAGAGGAGAAAGAATAATGGCTTCGACATTTAGTGGAAAGTTATACGATAGAAGATTCTTGACAAGGTACAACAACCTAAGCAGCGTTTATGCTGATGTTCTGCCTAACGACATCAAGGAAGTTATTCAGTGGTCTGAGTTCATTGTTGCGAATGTGCCCCTTGTTGCGAGCGCAATTGAGAAAATGTCCTCCGTGTCAATCACAAACCTGAATTACCACACAGAGGATTTAAGTGAGTTGGCGACAGAGAAGAGACGCTCGTGGAAGAATATTATGGAGAACTCACTTGAAGTCATAGACAGGCTTCAGGAGATTGGTTACAACTATATGCTCTCTGGAAACGTATTCTTGTCCGTATTCTTCCCAGTTGAGAGACAGGTTCAGTGCGCGGCATGTGGGGCAAAACTCAGACAAAACAACTTCGCTAACAAGTCAGACTTGAAGCCATCCTCAGAAACAGTAAGAAATGTAAGGCGTCTAGGAAAAGACAAGGATGACAAGAACAAAAGAGGGGACCAGGAGGAAATCCTTGTCTTCAAGGGTGCATGTCCTGTGTGTAGAAAGCAGTCGCTCTTTACTCTGCATGACATTAGCGTGAAAAACGATGAGGCAATCAACATCGTTTCGTGGCCCGTGACAACAATGGAGTTTGTCACTGATTACATCACTGGTCGCTCTACGTACTACCATAGAATCCCAAACTCCCAGAAGAAGCTAATCAACAATGGCTACCTCGATATGCTCTTCCATCTTCCTCAAGACATCATACTTGCAGCAGTCAAAGGGACTCCTGTAAAGTTCGATGAGTCAAAAATCCTCCATCTTAAGCGCAAGAAGATGTATGGCACAAACACTGGATGGGGTATGCCAATCCTGACTTCCGCTATCCCGGATATGATTTCTCTGCTTCTTACAAGAAAGGCGCAGGAGAGAATCCTTTCCGATATGATTTTCCCACTAAGGGGTCTTTCTCCCTCAAGCGTCGGACAGGATGGCCAAGCAATCTATAACTATATGCAAGGCTCAGAGGTATCAAAGAAAATTGAGTCAATTCTTGCTTCGTACAAAAACAATCCTACGGGAATTAAATACTTCCCTATCCCTCTTCAGGCAATCACAGCATTTGGTGAAGGCAAGCAGCTCAATCTTGCGAATGAGATTGACCAGATATCAACAATGGTAATGAACGCAATTGGCGTTCCGGTTGAGTTTGTAAAGGGAGGCCTTGGTTATACAGCTGCTGGAGCATCCATTCGTGTTCTTGAAAACCAGCTAATGGGACTTACTCATGCAATGGAGAAAGCTTTGAACTTCATCGCAAGAAAAGTTGCAGAGTACAAAGACAAAGAGCCGGTAACTATTACAATTACTCCGTTTAGGCTTGTTGACGACATCGCCGAGAAACAAATCGTTCTTAAACTTCTTGACGAAGGTAAAATCTCTGACAGTACAGTCTCTGCTATGTTCAAACTCGACTCTCAAATGGAGAGAGAGCGTATTCTCGAAGAGCAAAAGAGAGGAATCAGAGAGCAGTCGGAGCTCCAGCAGTTCCAGCAAGAGATTACCCAGAACCTCGAAGAGAAAGCAAAAACAGAGGCTATGCTATCTCAGAGCTCTACAAAGCAGGTCAACCAGCAGGCAATCATGCAAGAGGCAGACTCTATCGCCCAGCAATTGCTGCAGCTCCAGCAAGGGCAACGACGCTCCGAGCTTGATAGGCTGCAGAAGGAAGACTGGTTACTGTACGCTGCTGTTAAGGATAGGATGGAGTTCCTTGAGCAAAAGCAAGTCACGGAGCTCAAATATGAGGCAAGAGGCGGTCAGTAAAAGCCATTCGCTTTTATGCCTTTTCTGGTAAAATTTCAATATACGCAATAAATCTAAAAGGAAAACAATATGGCAGCATCAGGACCACAATCAGATTATCTTGCAATCAGCAATGTAACATTTAGGACAGACAAAGAAGAACCATTAACAATCAATGAAATGGACCAGAATATGGCCATTCTGAAGTTGCTGGCAAATTTGCTTCTCGCAAAAAGCGACACAGAGTCAAAGCTTTTCAAACTTCCTCCTGCTGGTGAGGGTGCAGTTACTCTTTACGACGCTATTGAGGAGACAGAGTTTAGGCTCGACGAGCTTGTTTCGCAGCTACTTTCTAACGAAGAATCGCTGTCGTATTCTGCTGCTGTCGGAGCAGCTTCCGATGTTAAAGGACAGCTTCTGGCAAAAGACATCAAAGGTGAAAATTTCTATGTAGGAAGTGGCGACCTTCCAGGTGACACAATCCTTGCGGTGTTCGATATCGCCACAAACAAAACACTGTGCTACTATGACTCAACATGGTACGATGCACTTGGAAACCCTGTGTATGTTGTTGTTGATGAAACGGTTGTTGATGCAGAGACATCATCGTCTGGAAGCGGAGAAGGCTCTTCTGATGGAAGCACATCCGGTTCAGGCAGCGCAAGCGGTAGCGGCTCAGCTTCTGGTGATGGCAGCTCAGAAGGCTCTGCTTCTGGTAGCGGCTCATCAAGTGGAAGCGCTTCGGCTTCTGGTTCAGGAGAAGGTAGCGCTAGTGGCAGCGGCTCTGCTTCCGCATCTGGCTCGGCATCCGCTTCTGGTAGCGGCTCTGCTGATGGAGAAGCATCTACGTCAGGCTCTGGTTCTGCATCAGGTTCTGCGTCCGCATCTGGTTCTGCGTCTGCCTCTGGTAGCGGTTCTAGCGATGGAAGCTCGTCAGGTAGTGGCTCTGCTTCTGCTAGTGGTAGCGGTTCCGCAAGTGGAAGCGCCTCTGCGTCTGGTAGTGGTTCAGCATCAGGTTCAGCTTCAGCCAGCGGCTCTGCATCAGCCAGTGGTTCTGCATCAGGCTCTGCAAGTGGGAGCGGAAGTGCATCTGCTTCTGGTTCCGCATCTGCTTCTGGTTCTGGTTCTGGAAGCGGCTCTGGAGAGGGCGAATTGTCATAATAGTGCTTACAGAGAGGGCCTTCTCGCCCTCTCGATAAGCATTATTAGGAGAGCCAATGAATATAGTAATTCCGTACAAGATTCCACCGAAGCACCAGGGAACAGACGAGCTTAGATATGCTTTGCGCTCAATAGAAAAGCATGTAGTAAATAAAGAAGAGATACTCGTTGTCGGAGAAAAGCCTGAGTGGTTGACCAATGTGAGCTTTTTGCCGCTACAGCAATGCTCTGATATCAAAGCGAGAAACATAATCAATGCATTCAATATTGGTGCATTCATGTTTGATGAGTTTGTTGTTTGGCATGATGATATGTTTGCGATAACAGACCTGTATGACGACGAGCTGAGAAAGATTTACTATCTTGAAGACCTGTCAAAGATAAAGAATTTCGGACCTAGGAAGTTCCAGCAAGACTTGCGAAAAGGAAAAGAGATTCTCGAATCACTTGGCCTAAGCGCATATAACTACGTGTCACACATTCCTCACTGGGTGAACTCAAAAGCTTGGATGGAGATTTACCGTATGGCTGACATACAGAACAATCCACTTGGTGGCGAGGAGAACTTCCTGTACAACTACATGGGAGTAGGAGAGGCTAACGGCTCTTGCAAGAATGTTCGTGCAGCAAGATATGACGAAAGGCCATTCAACCCAGAAGAGGCCAAAGGTAAAAAGTTCATCAACTTCGATGAAAAAGGCAAGGGAAGCGGTATTTTTGAGTACGTAAAGTCGCTATTCCCAGAAAAATCACATTTTGAAAAGGATTAAATCATGAACAAAAAAGATATAGCAAAAATGGTTGCGTTAGCAGGTGGACTTGAGGTCATTCCAAAAGCTCTAATGCATGCATCTTCAAAGAGCTTCAAAAAGAAGGGACTAGACATTCCACTCGAAGAACTTGAGAAGGCTGTAAGTGGAGCAAAAGGAAGAAAAATCTCATACGAGGAAGGTGCCGAGGGCACATTCAAAAACCTTCTTCTCAGAAAAACTTCGCCAAGGATGGTTCCTGGTGAAATTCTGCACAAAATCTCAAAGGGTGCACTTGGACCAGAAAATGTTGTCCATACAGCAAAAGGAAACCCTGCTATGAACGCCCATGAGATTGCACATGCAAAAGGGCCAATTGGAGGCGACTGGAAGGGCTCAGCACTGTATGGAGTATCAAATACCGGAAGTTCTATCATGTCCAGCGTGGCGCTCAGTAAAGGACTGAAAGGAAAGGAGCTCTCGAAGAAACAACGCTTCCTTGCGGCTGCACTAGCTCTTCCACAGCTAGCAGAAGAGACACGAGCAAATGTCCAAGCTGCAAAAGCCCTTCACCGTGTTGGCGGGAAAGAAGCCCTCAAGTCAGGAGCACCTGCACTAATTGGGTCTCAGCTCAGCTATCTTGCGAACGCCGCTGCAGCAGTCGGTGGCGACAAGATTGTCAAGAAAGCACTAAAGAAGAAGTAGTATGCCAGCTATTCTCGACAGATGCGTTAAAGACGTCATGGCAAAAGGCAAAGACAAGAGCTCTGCGTATGCGATATGCACAACAAGTACAGGATACGTTAGAGCTGCTGGCGGCAAGTGGAAGAAAAGCATCAAAAAGAAAACAGTAGCAAAACAAAGGTGATTCAAAGTGTCATTGTTTGATAGAAAGCGCCTGTATAAGAGCACAAAAGAAAGCGATGTTGAGTTTTACTCAAAACATCTGATGCCAGACGTTGCCGTATATAAGTTCGATATGCTAGATGGCGGCCTGGAGGCTCTTGTAGAACTTGGTGCAGACATATCATCAATGAATGACCATGTTGTTGTTGGGGAGCATGGGATAAGCTGGGGTACAAACGACTGGAATAACGCCTCGCAAAAGATTGTTCTACCGGTTGACGAAAAGCTTCTTGGTGTGAGAATTGTATGGAGTGGCTCATATAACAATCCATCTGGAGGACTTGGGCAGTTTTACATAAGAGCTGACGACGGTCGAAACAACTTTGCCTCGACAGATGCATGGGACAGCTATTCATCTGGCCAATCTCTTGTTGTAAATAGAAAATCTGTGTTCAACAGAAGCATGGTAGACATTGTCGATAGGGAAGACTATGTAAAAGTGTTTGGGTCAAAGACACTTGAGTTTGCCATGGCATCATACCAAAGCTACCCATACACGAGAAGATGGCTGCGAAGCATAGAGCTTGTGTATAAGGATAACGCCAGAGAAGAAGAGCTGTATAGCCGCTCAGAGTGTGTTGCAGACGAGTTTGCGTCAAGCAGGTCGTATGGTGCAGGCTATGGCGTTGCAGTAACAGGAATATACGAGAGGGGCTCTACTGAGAATATGCTTGAAGGAAAGCCTATCCTCAGGACAAGCAATGGACACTATTGTTTCTATCATAGCGGTTTCAGGAAGGAGACCGGATACAACTATATGGGTGGTCACAATTGGTTTATCAATAATGGAGTAGATGCATATTCGGCTATTGGAGGAGTGATAGAATTTGAGAATGGCATCCGTGGAATCATAGATTCAGTATCGAACGGGTGTTGCGGCTCTGAGTCTGCGTATATCTATTACTGTCCATACTCTGATATACCAGACTGCTTCAAAAAAGAAAAGGAATGAAAAAATGAACACAGAGTTTATTGGAATACTTCTATCTGGACTTAGGTTCTTGCCAAAACACATGTTAGCCAAGCTTGTGTCTGTAGACGATGTCGAATGCTCAATGTTCAAGGTAGACGAGGGCGGGTTCTCGTCAGTGAATCATGGTCACAATTCTACTGCCAGACTTAAATTCAAAATGAAATTCTCTAAACTTGAGATTGATTACCGTGTCAGTTCAGAAGAATGCTGCGATAAAGGCTCAATATATATTGACGGGAGAAGATATGTTGTCGTTGGTGGGTATCGGTCTTCATCATTGTCTATAGAGCTGCCATATGCTGAGCATACTGTAGAAATAGTGTACCACAAAGATTACAGCGTAAGTACTGGAGAAGATAGGTTTGTTGTTTACAACATCAAAGCAGACTCTCGTTTGCTAACACCACTCAATTGCTTCTGCGAGTGCGGACTATTCCGCGTAGGCGGCATCTTTGCGCAAAGATATGATGAGGTATATCATAAGAAGATAAATGAAAAAGACTATGCGTTGATTATCGGAGGCCCTAAGATATCATCTATTCGTGATGAAATACCTATTGAATATATCCTTGCAGGCTATACGTTATTCTCTCCTCATTCAAAAGAAGAATATGAAGAAGCACGAGATTGGCTGGTTTCGATAGGACACCCTAAAAAAATGGGGCCTCTTGGAATCTATAAGCCAACCAGCGGAGGAAGCTACTCGTGCAGGTATAAGGCTCTAAGAAGCGATAGCCTAGGCGCTGATTGCGGATGGAAGGTTCAGGACGGCAGTGATACTTGGTGGGCAAGCGACCTCACGAATGTAAGCGAGCCGAACGGAGACTACACCGGAGGATGCTATCTCAGGATTGATTATGACGACGATGGCAATGTTGTCTGGTGGAATGATTACAACTGCAACTACGGATATACTGACTATCTTCTGGTGAAAAGGAATTGACATGGAACTATGCACACCAAAGGCTCTGCCTAAGGCACTCAAATCAGGCGTATTGTGCTACGGGAAGCATGATATAACAATAAAAACACCACCTTTTCTTGAGGTAGACTCCAAAGCAGCCTTTATGGAAATTTTCCCAAATGTGGCATGGACCGAGGGCGACTTCTCGGTTGAAGAAGCTACAAGCGGCGACGATGGTGGACTTACTGATATGATAAGAAACAGTGGCCTCGAAAACGATACAGTTATAAAGATTACTGCAGCGGACTACCCCTTGTTTTATGATGAAAATTTTTACGAAAAGCACAATGCATCAGCAAGCGAAGCAAAAACTATTGAAATGGATGATGGCACACTTGAGATTTCAGAAGGCGCAATGATTAGAGGCTTCATGAGTCTGTACAAATCGTCGCAGGCAAGCGAGGCAGTGCTTGGATTCTACGACCCTTACGAAAGTAACGAGATATACTCACTTGCGATTATGTACAGGGATAGTGACTTTTATTATGTCAACACTGCAGTAGAAGGCGATGTAGACAGTGGTTATGCTGGAAGTAAGAGCAATATTAGGCAATACACAGATGGGCTATATTGCGAATGCTTTGTTGGCAGAGGAGTCTTAAATGGCCAAGCATGCAATATTGCATCTGTTGCGGTAAGAGATGAGAACCTTGCCTTGCAGGATGTAAAAATTGGGTTTGATTTTTCAAGTGCGGATGGCAGCTTTCATGTAGAAAAACCAATCGTGTTCGCATTTCATGGCGGATTTTTTGGCGCGGTATCTGTAGGTTTTGGAGATGCGGCTGTGAATACGATTGCCGAGCTAGCAGAAGAGTATATTGACCTTATTCGTGAATACCCAGCATCTATTGGCGGGGAATCATGATTAAAAAAGCGTCAGAGGCTGATATACAACGAGCTATCTTGGCTTATTTGGCAACAAGAAGAAATATAGTGTTCTGGAGGCAAAACTCAGGCTCATTCACAGCCCCCGCAATAAGAGCCATAGCCGCAGTTCTAGACAAATTTGGTCTCGGCAGAAAAAAGCATGCGATAACTGCAGCAGTGAAGCGCGCGGTAGGGCATTATAAGTGTACGAGCGAAAGCGGACTCCCTGACATAACAGTTGTATACAAGGGTGTATATGTTGGGATAGAGGTAAAGACTCCAACCGGGCGACTAACAAAAGACCAGAAGCTCATGCACAAAAAGATGGACAAAGCAGGAGCTAGGTACATTGTAGCCAGGTCGATAAATGACGTTAAGGAGTACTTAGACGAGCTTGAAAAAGAGATTGCAGAAAAGGAATAAAAATAGATGCTTGATTACATAAGGAGAATAGCTGGGTCAATAGTCAATGACAACGAATTTTACGGAAAGCATCTATTTGCTAAAGAGTTTTTTGAGAAGATAATCGCTGGTAGAAAAGTAATCTACAAGTTATCAGATGGAATGATTCCTGCAGAGATAGCTCATTATAAAATGAATGAAGAGTCATGGGAGAATAATCAGTACTCAATCATTGACTCAAGCCCAAACGCAAGGCATGCTAAGGCTGTGAATGTAAACACCGTATTCGACAGCAAGAGAGGATTTGTCGGAGATTTTAGAACAACAAATACAAGCCAGTATGCAGTTGTTCCAAGAGAAGTGCTGAATGGAAGAGGATACTTTACGTTCTCCACATGGGTAGTCACAACGAAAGCGGCTTCACAAGGCCTAATATCATCTGCTGGATATAGTAGTGATAATGAGTTTTTGGCTTGGATAAAATATGACAAAGCCACGCCTCATGTAAAGGGTCCATGGGCAGACCTTCCTCTGCCTTCAGACTTCAAGAACGGAGACTGGCACCACATAGCATATGTCAGAAACTGGGAACTTAACTATGTGTATGTTGATGGAGAGCCTCTTGGTGTCGTTCATCTTCCATCTGGAAATCTTGATGTTACAAACATAATTGTTGGGCAAGAGCAGGATTGCAGGGGAGGATGCTTTGACTATAACCAAAGAACTATCGCGCTTCTTAGTGATATGGTTATCCACGACGCTCCTCTGTCAGAAAGAGAAATAAAAGAGCTGTACAACGCAACGCTTCATGACAAAACTAAAGCATTAGAAATACAGAAAGATGAGGATATAATTGTAGAGAATTTTTTCTCATCAAAAAGTGACCTTGATTCTTCTGGAATCAGATACTATGCAACAGACATAAACAACAGATTCTACCCCAGAATAGAAGGGTATATGTCTTTGTTTTATAGCTCTTATCCGATTGGATGGATTGAGTTTGACATACCGGAAGAGGGATTCGCAAAAACAATAGAGATAGAGTGGGGAAACTGGTATTCCGGGAGAGCGTATCTGTATATAGATGATGTACTCGTGAAAGAGCTTGGTCCATACAGTGGTGCAGATAAAGTTGTTATCGACTATACGGGCCAAAGAAAAATCAAGTTTGCAGAAGATGGGATAGTTTGGATAAAATCGATAGTAGTGACATATTGACAAGGATTTCAAGATGGCGTATGTAGATTTGGATTATGTATTTGTTAGGCCAACAGAAGATATATGTTCTGTGCTGTCCTATGATGCTGTGTCGTATAC